TTTGTGCCAGTAGTAGAAGGTATTGAGGGACAATATATTATAAACGATGTCTTTAGTCAATTTGATGGTATTTTTATTGCGGATATAAATTCTATTTATAAATTTTATTCAGACGTTAGCTATGGTTCTTCTACCAGGGTACAAAAAGTGGGTGTTTTTGAGCCGATTGGCAAAAAATATCCTATTATTGTCTCTAATTCATTGTTGAATTATAATACTGGTAGTGTAACAGGGAATATTCTTCCAAAAGATTATTTAATTAACAGAGTTTTGGATAGATTTGAAATGGTGGAGGAACGCAAGGCAATAGAAGATTTTCTTACAACTAAAACTGCTAAAGTCTTAAAAGACTGGAATGGGAATATTTGGTGTGTTTTTGTTACTGATTCACCTACTGTAAATTATGTAGCCAATTATGGAATGGGAATATCTTCCGTTAGTTTTTCATGGACGGAAATTGGAGATTTAGATAACCAAGAAGATTGGGATACAAATAATTTAGTAAAGGAGGGATAATGAATGGTTTCCATTACCGGGTCGATGTATAATGATGCCAAGAGAAATATACGGGATTTGCGTGTGAAAATAAATTTATTAAATTTTGATATGCAAATAATTGATGAAATCACAGGAGTTATTTTAGATGGTAATATTACTGTGGATGCAACTGCGGATATAAGAAGAACATGTAGTCTTTCATTGATTGTGAAAGACAGCACACTGGAATTACAACCAGGGGGGAGAATTTGGATAGATAAATATTTTCAAGTATTTGTAGACTATCTAAATAATGGTAATTGGATAAATATGGGAATATATTTAGTAGATGCACCCTCATGGAGCTATGACCCAGGAAATTCTACATTATCTCTCCAAGGTTTAGATTTGATGTCTAAATTAACTGGACAAAGGAATGGTTATTTAGAAGGTATTCCAACTATTATTCCACAAGATAGTAGCATAAGAAATTCTATGATTAGTGTTATCACAGAATTGGGCGGGTTTAAAAATTATATAATTGAAGATAATCCGCAAACTGTCCCTTATGAAATAAAAATAGACCAAGGTGGAACTGTGTACGATATTTTAGTAGAGTTAAGAGATATTACACCTAATTATGAAATTTTTTTTGATGTAGATGGTGTCTTTCACTATCAACAAATTCCAAGTGGACAAAATGAATCTTCTTATATAGGGGATGATATGTGGACACAAATTGTTCTTTCAGAAACTACAAGTGTTGAATTTGGAGAAGTAAAGAATGTAGTTGAGGTTTATGGAATGTCTCATGACCCCTCTCATTATGGAGAAGCTACGGTGAGCGGAAACACATACAATGTAACAATGGCAGGTGTCGAAGGTTTAACAGATGGACTGATTTATGGTTTTACAGCCCCTACCATTGTAGAGAATCCAATGTTGAAAATCAATTCATTGCCTGCTTATCCGTTGGTTAATGAAGATGGGAGCAACGCTATTATTCCTCAAGAGAACACATTTTATGTTGTACAGTATAAAGGCCAGGATAATTTTTTGTTTTTAGGTTACCAACAGCCTTATGCTATCTCTAAAGATGAAAATCCTGAATCTCCTTTCTATATTGGTAGTATAGGGGAAATTAGGCAAGTATTTTATGGAGATGAATATGAAAATATTTGGAGTAATGACCTCGCCCAACAACGTGCTGATTATGAACTATGGTTGCATACTCGTTTGAATGATAACATTACTTTATCAGTTGTTCCCTTGTATTGGTTAGATGTTAATATTTTAGTAGATTATACAAGAATAAACACAGATACTACCAATCAATATATTATAAAAAGTATCGACACTAACTTAGCCCCAGATGGTACACAAACTATTAATATGATTAGATATTATCCCCTATATCCTGATATTTAAGAAGGTGAGAAAATGAGCGCTACATATCAAGATTTGGAATTTACTACATTTCCAGATGCGATACAAAATTTTACGACAATGCAAGATGTTACAGCGTCGGATGGTGCTTTAATTAAGCAATATCAAGAAGCAATGGAAAATGGAGATTTGGAAACCGCACAAAAAATTTATCAACAAATTCCAGATGCTAATGCAAAAATTATAAATAGTATTAAGATTAATACTATTCAAGATACAGCAATGGCTTTGGAGAGATTTTTCAAAAATGATTTAACCAATTATGTTTCACAAAAACAAGAAGAATGGTTAAATATCGTTAATCAATTTACTTTGATAGGGAATTATAATAATCAATCGTCTTATTTGAAACATAATTTAGTATACTATCCTGATGAATCTTCTAATGTTGTTTATATGGCTATAACCGATGTACCTAGTGGAATCTCTCCTTTGAATCCTTCATATTGGAGACAATTAACAATTCAAGGTGAAAAAGGTGATAAGGGTGATGGGATTAGTTATGTGGGTGAATGGCAATCAACTGTCTCTTATGAAGAAAATGTTTTGGTTACATATAAAAATGGGCTATATTTATCTTTACAAAGTCCGAACATTGGTAATATTCCATCTAGTTCTTTAACTTACTGGCAGTTAATTGGGGACTTGACCCCAGCAGTATATCCAATTGTTCCCATAAACACCCCTCCTTCTGACTTGGGCGAGGGAGATATTTGGTTCGGAATTGTGGAGTGATTTTATGAAAAAAGAAACAAATCCCAATACAGATATAAAACTGTCGTTAAAAGAAGATATTCATTTAAGTGATAAAGAAATATGGAATAATTTTCAACAATATTATTTGGCTGGACAATATGAAGAAGCTATTAATTATCTAAACAATAATTTATCTTCCGTCAAAAACAAAATAACAAATGCTACTTTGATTAACAATTTGAATAATGCTCTTGTTATTTTGCAAAATTATTATTATAATAATGTAGAAGATAAATTATCTGAATTAATGAAGTCTTATGATGACGAAATAGAAAATTTTGTTAATAAAGGTGTATATACAATTGGAGTTACTTATTATCCATTAAATTTTGTTTTTGATAACAATGGGAATTTGTATATATGTATAAAAGAAAATACTGGAAAAGAAGATGGATTAAATGACGTAACCAACTGGATATATATTGGGTTAAAAGGAGAGAAAGGTTTACTCGGATTTAATTGTACATATAAAGGTGTTTGGGATAGTACTACGACTTATTCCAAGAATGATTTATGCACAGATGGAGATTATCTATATTATTCTAAGCAAAATAATAATTTAAACAATAATCCTTCTCCAAATTCGCAGTATTGGGGAGTATTTTTTGAGTTTATAAAAGCAACAATAGAGGTATATACACAGACTCCTACAACTCCTTATCCTGGACAGGTTTATTTATTACAAGTGTAAAGAGGTGGAATATTAATGATAAATGTTAAGCCTTTTGTTTATCAAAATGGACAAAACGTGGAGATGAACATGGCAACTGTTTCTTCTATGGTAATAATGGGAGATGGTAGTACAACACTAGAAGAAGAAATAACAAAATTAGAAAAGGGAACGAGTAATGAAAACCTACTTATCAACACTAATTTTTTAAATCCTGTTTATCAATATGGTACTGGTGATTTAGATGAATTAAATAGTTCAGAAGTAGGTTACTCAGACTCGTCCTATTGGATTGATAGATGGTATCCCGCACAAGGAACAACTGCTGATAATATTACTAATTATCGCAAAGAAAAAGGAATATATATTGAAAATGGGTTGTGCCAAGCAGTTTATGGGATGTCCGACTATGTTGGGCAGGTATTTACTTTGTCTATTGGGTTTGAAGATGGAACAATCAGCTCTGTAACAGGTACATTAAATGCTGGTGCTGGGAATAAAATATTTAATGATTATTTATCGTTTTACTTTTTAACAGGTGTATCATCTGGCAATGCTGATGTCGCTATTGTGGAAATAAAATCGAAGAAAAATGGGACAGGTACTTCTTTAACAGATTTTTATGCTATTCAATGGGCAAAATTTGAAAAAGGAGAATTTTCTACACAATATCAGATACCAAATTATACAGAAGAAGAATTAAAGTGTCAGAGATATTATATGCGATATGGTTACAAAAAAGCCAATGATTCTTCTAATGACAAAATTCCGTATACGCTAGGTTTGGCAACTTCTAAAACAACTGGAAAAGCGATTTTTTATTTGCCAACACAAATGCGTATAACTCCAACCATTAAAATTGTTGGTGCGTTTAATGTACAGTATCCAAATGCTAACAATTCTATGTTAGATTCCCCAGTAAATAGTGTAGAAGTTTCCTTTGTTAATAGCAATCAAGCGGTTGTAGATCTTGATTTTAGTGAAGGATATTCTGCCCTGACATATGGACAAATAATTGCTTTTTATGCCTATGTGGGTGGTGCATACATTTTTTTTGATGCAGAATATCATCCAATTTGGCAATCAAGATAATAATTAGGAGTAAGATTTAATGGCTATTAATTATAGGGTTCAAGAAAATAATCAAACAGTTCATTTTGAGGGTGATGCACAAATTACTTTGACTTCCGATGGTTCTAATGTGCAAGCCAAATTAAATGAGTTAAACAGTATGCTCCATTCCAATCCAAACTTATTGATTAATTCCAATTTCACAAATCCAATTAATCAGAGAAATGCTACTACTTATGCGCAAAACAAATATTTTATTGATAGATGGAGACATGTGTCGGGAAGTTTAACCACTATTAAGATTTCTTCGACTTATGGATTATATATTAAAGGTATCTCTATATCACAAGTTATAGAACTGCAAAATCCGATTGGGAAAACATTAACTGCTTCTGCACAGTTTTGTGACGAGTATGGCGCTACTAAAGTGGTTACTTTTACTACTACATTGGGGACTTCAAGTAGTAGCAATACATATTTTTTATTCACACCTGACCCAGATAATAACTTTGTAGAATTTGCAATCAATAATTTCACTGTGCCCTTTGATTGGGGTTTTGGGAGTAGCTTGTATGTTACTTGGGCGAAAGTAGAAATTGGCAGTGCTGCAACAGTGTATTCTTATCCAGATTACATTAGTGAATTAGTAAAATGTCAAAGATATTACTATAAATTGACTTCTGATGGTTCGGCAAGAATATATCCTACCAGTTCTTGGTGGACTACCACAATAAATGCTATTTTATATCTTCCTACAACCATGCGTATTTTGCCCACTCCATCTTTCAGTAATAATGTAGATATATGGTTTGGTACACAAGATGGCAATCAGGTTACTGGATATACACCTACACAAGTGGAAGCTGGTAGATTTTTGCCAAATCAAATAGAATTGACCATGACTACAAATAAGAATGTATCTGGATACGACCAATGGAATTTATTGGTCGCAAACGGAGGATATATAGAATTGGATGCTGAAATTTATCTATAAAGGAAAGGAATGAATAATATGGTTAAAGCTGAAAAAAATACATATAAAATTTATGCAAGGGCAGATGAAAAAAATAGAATTATTAAATTCTTTTCTTCTGTTTTTGAAGAACCATTAGATACGGATATTCTTGTAGAAGAGGGGAACCAAGAGTATCATGTACATGTTCAATTAAAATATATTGCTCATAATAGTAAAGGACAATATAGATATAAATTAGTGGATAACAAAGTTGTTGAAAGAACATTAGAAGAATTAAATCTTGAAATACAAGAAGAACAAAGTAAAATGCAACCTTCCTTAAATCAAAGAATGAACGATATAGAAGAAGCGGTTGCCTTAATTGTTTATGGAGGATAATAAAATGAGTATCAACGAATTGTCTAATGTTTTATTGAGGATTACTGGTAGAGCTATTTTAACCAGAATGACAGAAAGTAAGTCCACTTTTGACGAAATAATTAAATTATATCCCAAATTAACGAAAGAACAAATTGAAATTCTTAAAGAATGTGAAGAATTTCAAGGTTTTGATAGCGGAGATAAATAATGAATATTCCAGTATTAAATTTGCGCAATGATTCAGGAGAATTTGTTCCATATGCAGTAATTCAAGGCCCCCAAGGCGAACAGGGGCCTCAAGGCCCCTCTGGAACAGACATAGAATCTTATGTTATCTCTGAGCCAATTGATAATGGAGAGAGGGGATATATTCGCTATAAGAATGGCTTACAATATGCTTGGGCGAGGGTATACTTTTCAACTTCTATCAGCAGTTCTTGGGGGAGTTTGTACGAAAGCAGCGACGTTACTGCCCCTGCATTTGCTGCAAGTTTTAGTGATACGCCCACTATAATTTGGGGTTTGGAAAATATGTCGGCTGGATGTATGATTGAATACTATTCCAGAACTAGCAGTGATGATGACAATACTAATAATACCTATCCTGGATTTGTTAATTTAGTTAGACCAAGTTCATCATCATCTGTAACTGGATATTTAACATATTTGGCAATAGGCAAATGGAAATAAAAGAGAAAAGGAGATAATGTAATGGCTAGACAGACCTTAAAACTAACATCCCCCTTAATGAAAGGGGACGATGTTAAAGAGTTTCAAAACCTGGTAACAAACAGAGGTTTTAGTTGTGGTACTATTGATGGTAAATATGGCGAAAAATCTGTAAGTGCTTGTAAAAAGTTTCAATCTTCTGCTGGCTTATCTGCCGACGGCATTTGTGGCCCTGATACATGGAATAAATTAGAGGGTAGACGAATGTTAAAACTAACATCCCCCTTAATGAAAGGGGACGATGTTAAAGAGTTTCAAACAAAAATCACAAATCATGGATATAATTGTGGTTCTATTGATTCTATGTACGGTGGAAAAGCCAAAGCTGCGTGCATTTCTTTCCAAAAAGCTAAAGGATTAAGTGCGGACGGGATTTGCGGTGACAAAACTTGGGCTGCATTAGATGGGTCTACATCATCTTCTGGAACAAGTGGAAGAAGATTGCTAAAAAAAACCAGCCCTTTGATGAAGGGAGACGACGTAACAGAGTTTCAAAATCTTGTAAAATCAAAAGGTTTTGACCCTGGAATTATTGATGGGAAGTATGGCGACAATAGTGTAGCAGCTTGTAAAGAATTTCAAAGTTATGCGGGGCTATCAGTAGATGGACAGTGTGGGACAAACACATGGGCAGCATTAGATTCTGATATTGCACCATATTCGCCTTCTACATCAGGTTCTAGCAGCTCTATTGGTGAAACAGAAATGGAAGTGCGCCAAAATGTCGTAAATGAAGCAAAAAAATATTTAGGATATAAGGAGTCTGATGGTTCTCATAAAAAGATTATAGATATTTATAATGGACATTCTCCTTTAGCTAGGAACTATAGGGTTAAATATACAGATTCTTGGTGTGCTGTTTTTGTCTCAGCAGTGGCTATTCAATGTGGCTTGACAGATATTATGCCTACTGAATGTAGTTGTGGGCGTATGATTGAACTTTATCAAAAGCTAGGTTGTTGGGAAGAAAACGATGCCTATGTTCCCAATATTGGTGATATTATTATGTATGATTGGGATGATAGTGGAAAGGGTGATAATACAGGATGGCCTGACCACGTTGGTATTGTAACTGAAATTTCTGGCAATAAGATGAAAATCATTGAGGGCAATAAGTCTGATTCTGTATCTTATAGAACAGTAACAGTAAATGCTAAAGATATTCGCGGGTATTGTCTGCCAAATTACGCGAGTAAAGCGGGCACAAGTGGAACTTCTATTAGTTATACTGTGCAAAAGGGAGACACTTTATCGTCTCTTGCAAAAAAATATAACACAACGGTTGATAAAATTTGTTCAGATAATAATATTTCAGACGCAGATAAAATTTATATTGGACAAGTGATTGTAATTAAATAAAAATAGGGTAGATTGAGTTTAACTCTTTCTACCCTATTTTTTTTGGTTGTTGAATATATCAATTATTTTTTATTATAATTATTTACCTTATTTTTATTAATTTGTTTTTTGCTTTTTTCTAATTCTTTTTTAGTTTTTCTTTCCACGCCAAAAGTTTCACCTAATACATTGTCAATTTTTACCATATCAATAGCTTTCATGATAAACTCCTATTTTTAATTTTGAAATAAGTTGAAATTTTTTGACCGTTTAATGGTGCTGGGTTCCATTCCACTTCTCTTTTAAAATCGAATATTCGCATTCCTTCTTCGAATGTTATATTTAACACTTTTTCTACTCTCTGTGTCTCTATCCATTCACCTGAAAATAATTTTGTTAAAACATTTATCTTTTCTTCTCCTTCCACTTTATTGTTTTTATTTTTTTCATTTAACTTTGACAAATTATATTGATTCCTCCTTATGAATTCTGGCAATTCATTTCAAAATAACTGCAATAATCATTTACATAAAAGTTTAAACTATATGAAGCACCTCCTTCATTATCAGTAGATATATAATCATTAGTGCATTCATAATTTTCAAAATGTTTACATTCTTCGCAACGCCCTATGGGAGGAGTTATACGATTGTTCCACGCACGCAATGCGGATTCTTTGTTATAGTGTGAACCACCTACACAAAGTCCACATCCTCCCATCAAATAATCACAAACTACTACAAATTGTTTAGACATTGTTTCAAAATTTATATCATCTCGATCAATATATTTTACATTAGCTACAGTATCTATTTTGGCTACAGACATTCCACAACAAGGACATTTTAATATAATTCCTTGTTGCGTACACTTCTCTTGAGATTCTTTATCCCCCAATAATGCCTTTCGTTCTAGTTCTGTCATATGGAATCCTCTCCTAATCCATCCTTGCCCCGCAGTGCGGACAGTAGTTGTAATTACCACTGATAAATCCCTCATCTTCCATTCCACATATTGAGCATGTCCAGCACTCAGTCCACAAACTATCAGTTGTGTGGGTGTGTTCCCATCTTTCATGCATAACAGGGGTAACAGCAGTAGCTGTCAGCTCCTCTATCCGGCTTTGGTTGTTTTTTTCGCTTGGCATCCCGGTGATGCTCTGTGTCATCCGTTCGCGGTCGCTCTTGATTCTCTCGATCCGTTCCCGCAGCGATTCGATTTCCCCTTTCGCAGAGCGGCAGTTTTCCAGCTGTTCTATCGTCAATGGAAATCCTCCCACCGTTTTTTCTTCCTTCTCCCTGCTTTCTTTTTCTTATCGCACGCCTCTACGCTGCATCCTCGCGAATGTCCCTCTATCAGGATGTACGCACAAAACTTCTCTCCGCTGGTTGCCCCAAGGTTTCGGCGGTAAAAACACCTGTTACAATGCTTTGGTAATGGCATGGTCACAGCGCCTCGGCATCTTTGAAAGCTTTTAACAGCTTTGGAAACTGAATAGCTAACCAATCAACCGCTTCTTCGTTATTGGCCCAGCTACAAATGTCAAGCCCTGATTCATATAGAAAAGCATGAATCAGTTCGTGCCTCTTTACGGATTTTTTGTATTCGGGTAAATTTTTCTTCGCATCCTTAGGGATGTTGTTCATTTCGTCCACAACGCACATTTTGGCGCTTGTATCACAATACCCGTCTTTGCCTATAAGTGCTGGATCTGTGCTTTCCGTGGCCTCTATCAATGTATACTCAATTCCTAAAATATCGATCTTCATTTTCTTCTCCATAATCATTCGGCTAATTCCTCATGCCCATAACCCCATAACCATCAACGCACTCACAAGCCCTATCAAGCCCCCGCACACCACGATGCGCGTCGGCTTGTGCTTGATCTCCCTGGCTACCGCATACAGCGCCACAAAGCATACCAGCCCCGTGCATAAAATCCACATCCTCGCCCACACCGGCCTTTAGCCCTCCTTTGCGATCTCCATCATCAGCCTTGCGCACGCATGGGCGAGGTGGTTTTCTTTCTCCTCATCCTTTGGCAACTTCATCCCTGATTTCTGATTTCTGTATAAACAAAGATGGCGGATTGCATGGGCGAGGTTGTCTTGTGTACTTACTTTATCCCAGTTTCCCGTTCCGTGCTTTTCAAATCCTTTTGCGCTTACCTCTGCAATCATCGGTAAGGCAGGAAGGATATATTCCCATACCTCAAAGTCAATTTTGCTTTGCTTGGCTTCACTCATTTTTCTTATTCTCCAGTACTTTTATTGCATCCTCTCTTGAAAGAAAAACTGTTTTTCCTATTGAGTTGCTAACAAAATTCCCGCCATAGTGTCCACCGCTTTCATAATTTCCACGACAAGAGAACACTATCGTAAATCCATCCTGTTTTATTCTCATGTTCGATACTTTACATTTTATTATTTCTTTTTTCCTTGTGTATTCTGGCTTTTTTGTGATTACATAAACTATGTCATCTATTTTGCATGGTATTTCTATGAAATTTGATTTATCTAAAAAAGAGAACATGTTTTACAAATCGATGGCATAAACGGAATTAACGAAAGCTTGCATATTTCATAATGTATGCAATTTTCTTCACTCATTTTCCTGTACTCCCAAACCCTTTATTTCCTCTATTTGTCGCATTTAATGTTTCTACTTCTACAGGAGTAATTTTTAAGTAAGGAAGAATAATAAGTTGAGCAATTCTTTCATCAGGCTCAATTATTTGAGTTTGTTCCGAATGATTATGTAGAGGCACCATAATTTCTCCTCGGTAATCAGAATCAATAATTCCTACACAATTAATTGGAGCTAATCCTCGTTTTGTAGAAATGCCACTTCTGGCCACAAGGGCTCCAAAATAACCATTTGGGATACTTACCGCAATTCCTGTGGGCACTTTAATAGTTTCATGTGGGCGAATCATAGTTGTTTTATTAATATTCGCATATAAATCCGCTCCTGCTGAATTTTCTGTTGCTACTAAAGGTTTTTTTGATGTGACAGATGTTTTTTTGAATTGTAAAATAGTTTGTTCCATGGTTCTGTTCCTTTCTTTTTAAATAATTATTTTGTATGTTTATATTATCAAAACTATATTAATATGTCAATACCATAACAAGTTTTTTTTAATAAAAAAATAAAAAAGCAATTATTCTAAATGAAACAATTGCTTTAATTATTATTTTTTATTTAATTTTGAATTTTATAATATAATCCACATTCACAATATCCTTCTTCTTGACTTTCGATAAACTCTTTACACATACATTTGGTTTCTGGGGTTTTTTTAATTTTGCATAAGCAGTAATTATTATTTTTTTTCAATTGTTTTTTAAACTGCTTAACAAAGTCTGTGTCTGGGTTCATAAGAATAATCATAATATTTTTTTATTTTCCTTTCTGAATTGATGATTAATATTTTCCAAGTAGGTGTGATTTTTCATATTTACTATTTTATAAGTCTTGCCACGATCACAATAATTTCCTATTCGTATATAATCTAAATTTTTAGCTATAGATTCAAAATGCTTTATTTCATATTCGTTTTTAGTATGATAACAACTATAATAAAAAGTCTTATATCCCTCTTTTTTACATAATAATAATACTTTTTCTAAATCGTCTTGGTTTATTTCTGTATAAAATAGGTCATGATATATCTCCCAAAAACAAACACAAGTAATTTTATCTTTTTTATGTTTTTCTAATATAAAATGAATATCTTCTAAAAGTTTATTGTGCTCACAAGAAGACACTTTTTCTTGGACGGTGTTAATAATTAGAACTTTTTCTTTTGGTAGAATATCTTTAATAAAATATGATGAATATGTAAGCATTTATTACTCCTAATTTTATTTATTATAAAATAAAGATGTTATATCATATATTTTATAATTTCTTGTGTTGTCGCTATCTAAATGTACAATTTTATAAAAAATTTGATTTGTATTTTTTGAATTCAATCCCCCTTTTAGATAATTGTATCTTCCTATTTTTAAATAATCTAAATATTGCATGCAAGTATTAAAATGTTCTAATTCTTTTTCAGCTTCTCCTAAGGTATGATAAGGTTTCCCATTTCCATATCCAGAATATAAACAAGTTTTTAATTTATATTTTTTACAAATTTTCAAACATTTTATTAGGTCTGATTCATTATGATCTCCCCCAAAGAAACACACGCATGTTATTAAATTTTCATATAGTTTTATAATGTTTTCAAGATTGTCCAGCAATGGTATTCCTTCATCTTTCCAAAGGAATTGAGAGTGGCACCCCTTGCATTTATAGGGGCAACCACTAACATTTATTCCCAATGTTACTTCGTTAGGAACCTCTTGAAAAACTACAAAGTATGATTCATACTTTAGCATTATCATAATACCTCTTTTTTTCCTCTGTCTGCCTTGCTTCGGAAAAACTAGAAACTCTTTTTAAATAACCAATGACACGAGTAATATAATCTAAATTATTACTACCACATTTAGGACATTTAGCTAATTTATGTTTAGACACATAACCGCAATCATTGCATGCAGTGTTTGGAATATTGAATGTAAAATAACTACATCCTGTTTGAATTGCTACATTCAACAACTGTAAATATTGTTGTTTTGTCAAATGTTCTTCGAGGTTAGCATGTAAAGCTGAACCACCATCTAAATATTTTGTTAACTTATCTCCGTGTAAAATAAATTTGTCTAATAAATTAGATTTAGTGTCCTCCACAATGTAGAAATAACTGTTGTAACAGTCTCTTGGTACAAAATATCCATCTTCTTTGTCCCATTTTGCATTTTTAACACCTAAATTTTCTGCTGGAACAAACTCTGTATTGAACATGATTTCATTAGTTTTATCTTTTTTATTTTCCTCATAAATAGGTCTTAAAATAGCTTCTCCATAATTAAAATATTCTTCATTAGGAGAAATTTCAATGCCTAAAAATTCTGCTCCTTCCAAAAAACCATTAATACCAATAGTTAAATATTGTTTCTCTAAAGCAATATATCCAGCATCATACACAGGAAGCATACGAGAATTAAAATTATCTTTAACAATCTCATTGTATGCTGTTAAATAACAATGAATTTTATGTGTTTGTTCTCTAACTGCTTTCTCAACATTTTTTAGTGTAGCATTTTTATTTTTTCTATATACATTTTGCACCAAACGATTGATATTAATTGTAATTACGCCTTTAGAGCCAGTGGAAACTCCCCCTGCTCCGAGTGTGAAAGAAAAAGTATTATCTTGTAATTCATTTTTTAGACGACAGCATGAAGAAAGGGAGTCGACACTATTACTTCGATAACAAAAGAAAGAATGTCCTTCAGCCCACATTTCTGCCACAAAATCTTTCCATTCTTTGTCTACATAATCTTTACCATCGTCTAATAAGTTAACAGTTTCTACAGGGAAAGATAGGAAAGAAGTGGCGGTTTTTAATCTTTCTGCATTAAACCATTTCATAAAGTCTTTTTGAAGCCAATTTACGCTCTCCCAACAAGGCTCAGAACCATCGGGAAAAACAAAATCTTCAAACATGCCGTTAAAATAAGGTTGGTCGAAATAAGCAATATTCCAAAACCCTTGCATTCCATACAATGCGCTACGTTGTATGCGTTCTCTTATGAACTGCTTTATGTCACCATAAAGAGTAGACCATATCACTATCCTTTGAAAGGATACTCCCCATTTCCACTATCAAACGCTTATAGTGTACTTGCTTTCGCAATGGTCGTTGAACGTTCCCTTTATAGGGCTTCGCTTCTGATTGTCTTATTATAATTATGAATTTTAAACAAGTGACAGTTTTTACAATAAGTAATTAAATTATTTTTATCTAAAAATCTAGGGTCGGCAATAATAATATTATATAATTCATCTACTTTATCAACAACATTTAATTCTTTATGTTCGTTACATATTTTTTTAATTATTGTTGCAAAAGGAATGATATGATGTGTGTGTAAATTATTGTGGCTCCCGCATATTTGACAAGTATAATTATCTCTTTTCCGAATTTCAGGAGAAATATTGTTTTGATAAAACTGTCTACATCTTGATTCTAAGGTGCTTATTCCACCTTTCCAATTATGATGTTCTTTGCCTTTTTGTACCCCAATCTTGGCTTCCGAAATGTCTCTAATATGGATTTTAAATTCTTTTAAAACTCTATTTATTACATGAGGGGCACAATTAAACATTTTACCTAATTGTTCTTTTGTATAATGTTGTGTTATATATAAATCATACATTTTATTATAATCATTAAATTCAGAAGGAATTTCTTTATTGTTATTAGCAAAGTGTGAGGCGCTTAAAGAACGCCTTTCTATTCCCATTTGTATTAAATGATTTAAAACACTTCTATGAGAAGTTTGTAATATTTTACCTATTTCTACACTTGATTTTTTTTGATTTATATATAAGTCGAAAATGATCTCATCATCTTTTTGGGTTAATTTTCTTCCCATTCGTATCACCTCCTCGTTTTAGAATGATAAAACTATAATTATAATAAGATTTCCCAGAAATTAAAGGAGTTTGCTATATCTATTACTACATATAGGCGCATTTTAGTTTACGCTTTGAAAATTCCTCGCGGCAGCTGGCTGATTTAACGAGTAAACAACCTGGCTAAACTTGTCATGGATAACAGAATGAATGGTTCTTTTTCTTCCTATTGCGTTTACTACTACATCTGGATTTAAATAATAATTATCTCCATATTCTTTTCTGATAAAATAATCCATATACATTAAAAATTCTGGTGTACTTACAGCTCCTGCAAATTGCGAAGCAATAGCAAAAACCAAGTTAACAAAACTTCCGCAAAATGAATCTAAATTTTTTGGTGCTGTAGATAAACCTCCAATATTGGTTAAACCATCAAATAAAAATGGATACATAGTAATACTTACACAATAAGGCAACATTGGATTGGTTTCGTCATGTCTATAAATTTCATGACCATCCAAAGAACGAATATACTCCTCTGCTAACTCTTCACCATAAAGTTCCGTAATTTTCTCAATCATTAAAAGTCTATTAATACCTATGGCATCTTTTTTATACAATTCTCCAGTACAGGTAGTTACATTTTTATTTTCCACATTTGCGTTCGAATCAACTTGACTTCCGCTTGCAGCGTTTGAAGCTACTCTATAGGAATTAATAAAATCAACATAGGAACGATATTTTTCTTTATAGTTCAATAAAAGATTTGACATTTTTACTCACCTTTCTCCATTAATAATTTTTTGATACGCTTCTGCATAAGTTAAAAATTCTTCATCAATTTGCAACACTGGAAGACTATAAATTTTTCTTGCTTGAATCTCCTCCAATTCATAGGTTTTTTTAAATTCAATACCTTTTTCAACTAATTTTCTTTCTAAGATTTTACATTTCGGACAAGATGGCGAAGAATACAAAATAATTTGTTTACCCATGATAACCTCCTTTATTTATATAAGAAAAAATAAATAAAACAAATTATTAATATTAACAATGTAAAGGTGAACGATATTAATAATTCCAATACAATTTTTTGTAAAGTAATATTATGGTTTGGTTTATAAAACCAATAATAAAATGTTATTAATAAACAAACAAGAATCAATACAGAATTAGTATTTAATAAGGTAATTAATAAATTCGACATTTACAATATAATCTCCTTTATTTTTTTAATAATTCATACAAAAAAGTTTCTCTACAGTCAGTAGCTTCCACTTTTATAGCATTATTGATGGTTTTTACGTCTCCAACTTCCACCAAGACCTCTTTTGCTCTTGTGTTAGCTACGTATAATAAATTTTTATTTAATAATTTATTGTGCGAAGGATGAGTAATGTTAATAACACTTAGGAATTCCGAACCTTGTGATTTATGTGTAGAAATTGAATAACCCAAAAGAAGATTATTCATTTCACTATATGTATAAACAATTGAATCATCTTGAAATTTCACAACTAAACATTTGTTTTCCACATCTACTTGTTCTACAACTCCCATATCTCCATTTACCACAGTAGCATTGCCCAATTTTACCCCTTTCTCATAATAATCTATATTTGTTACAGCGTTATAATTATTTTTAGTATTGATAACTTTGTCTCCAACTCTGAATCGCATTTCTATATTACCACGTTTGGTTGAAATTTTTTTTACGATTTCTTCTCCTTTTAATGGGTTGCAAATATTTTGTAATTCTGTATTTATAGCATATGTTCCTATTGAACCAACATTAAAAGGGGATAATACTACAATATCATTTTTACTATATTTAGTGAGCAAGTTTTTATATTCGTTAACAATTTGTTGCAATGGATTGTTTCCTATAGGAATGAATTTATATTCTTTATTTGGTTGATATCCATCAAAAATTGGTCCTTCTTGATTTAAATATTCTTTTTTATTTCGAATATCGGTTGCCACTGTTAATAAAGCATTTTTCCCATATCTGAAAATTTTGCTAAGTTTAACTGTTGGTATTTTTTGAGATCGTAAAATATCTCTTAACACATTACCACAACTAATAGATGGTAATTGTTGCTCATCGCAAACTAATAAAATTTTAGACGAAGTAGAAATATTATTTAATAATTTGGAAAAAATTTTCACTCCCACAAAAGAAAATTCATCTATAATAACAACATCAGCATCAATATAATTATTTTTAGCAAGTTCTTTGTGTATGGTGCTAGTATATCTTTCGGTTACGTCTTTCAATCTTTTGGCTGCAATTCCAGTAGGAGCTAAAAGGATGTAACTTAAAAATTCTGAGTCTAGCATTTCAATGAGTGCTTTAATAGTTGAAGTTTTACCAGAGCCAGCGGGTCCGCATAAAATCAATACATCTTCATTTAATATTTTTTTAAGAACTTCTTGTTGTTCCTCGCTTAGAAAAGATTTATACTTTTCATATTGTAAATTTATATTTCTTGGGTTTTCTTTTCTTTCTAATAAATTATTAGCTATATTCCTCTCGGCTTGATAAGTCGACATTTTAGCAATAAATTTCGTATCGTTTTCATAGAAAAATGTGTCCTGCTCTTCAACCACTTTTTTAATTTTCGGAAAACACTCAGGAATCATTTCCAATGCTAAGCTAGCTGCAACGTTAGCATTTATTTTTGTGTTTCCTTCCGCTTCGTTCATAGTCAATATGTGTAATAAAAGGTACTCTGTTTGAATCTCACTGCCTAAGAAAGATGGGTTAATTTTTAAAATAGTATTATTAGCACCGGTAAAACCTCTTTCTAAAATATCAATTAAAACATGATACGGATTTTTCTCTAATTCTTCATAAATTTTATCATAATTATAATATGCTTGGAATAATTTTTTACATTCTTTGAAGGTAAATTTATAATCAGGAAACATGTTTATAATTTTTTGATAACGGTACACATGATTAATTTTTTCTACATATTCATTAAATCTTCTTTCTCCAACTCCTTTGATTTTATTTAAGTCAATTTCATTTTCTTTCCCGTCTACAATCATAGCTACAAAGTTTGGATAAACGCTATGTATGTTGTCTGCTTGTTTTTGATTCATAAATGATAATAAAATAGGAATTTCATCTGCCGCAGTGATTTCTATATTGTCTAATGAAGGAACAGTAATTAATTCATATTGGATACCATAACGTGGATGCTCTACTTCTTTTACTACAATTTCATATTCTTGGTTTAATTGTAAACATCCAACGTTTCCAATCACTGTAATAAAACTATCTTCGTCAATATCTTTACAAATTTTCACTCCGTAAGATTCATTTTCAAATAAAACTTTTTGTGGAACAACTTTTAATTTAATACTCATTTTTTACTCCTTATTAAAACCGTACCTTTTTGATAACATTATATACTTTAATATGAAAATAGTCAAGTTTTAAATGATATATTTTCAAAAATAAAATATTTTATTATAAAAGAAGCTCCTTTTTCATAAAGAGCCTCTTTTGTACGTTCCTATATTATTTTAGATTAATTTCGTAATCGATCTTTTTTATTTGCGCTTTTTGATTTTCAAACAATTTTTGGCTTTTATTGTTAAACCCCCAAATGGTTGTTTCTATTTTTGTCTTTTTTTTCAACCTAGCTTCAATTTTAATCATATTAATAAGAAGAGTTCCAATTCCTTTTCTAGCATAATGTTTTGTAATACACATATCTTCTATATATATACTTTCATTTTGCAAATAACATAGTATAAAACCAATGAATTTTCCATTCTTTTTAACTTTATATCCAAATCTATTTGTATTTTTCATTAATAGATTAAAACTATATTCTTCTAATAGCTTTTTTTCTTTTAATGACTCTGGGCAAAAAGTTAAATGATAATCATATTCCTCTTTGAATAAACTTTTCAAACAATTATAATCGTTTGCTGTAATTTTTGTAATTTCCAAAATTATACTCCTTTTCTTTCACTTCTTATGATGAGGTCTGCATTATTTGAAACTTTTTCAATTAATAAAACAGTATGTTTGAAGATTGAGTTTTTATATTTTTTAGCTCTGAAATAATCATTATTTCTATAACCAACAATGCATAGTTTTGTTCCTCTTTTGAACCAACTATCATCTATCATGACTTTGTGTTCAATATCGCCCTGTGATATTCTTTGCTCATAGTAACTATAAGTTTCATCATTAAATTTTACACTTATTACTTTATTTTGAGGTGTCAAAATTTCTATCGTTCTTTTATTTTTATTTTTATCTACCACAGTTCCACAAATTCTATAAAGATCATACTGTTTCCATACAAACTCCTCCCCGTTTCTTTTTTTATAACTTTTGATTGCATAGCTTGGGTCTTCTGGAAGCAAATCAAAATTAATAATATTATACTTATCAAAATTAACAGACATTAGTTCATGTTGATCTTTAGGATAAAAAGACGTGGAAGAAAAAGCCCACTCTAATTCATTATTTTCTTCTATGTTGTTTTCATATAATATTTTCTTACCTATATTATTAAAATTTTTAATAAAATCTTCATTGGAAATATATTGTTTTATCTTCTCTGCATAAGGCTTCGTTGCACGATCTAAATTTTTATCAATAATTATCATATAATCATTTTCATAATAAAAATCCACATCCTCTTTTAAGTTAGGAAACCAGTATAACAAATCAGACTCAACTTTTTTCGGAACCATGTAATGTTTTTTTATTTTTATTTTTTCATCTTGTTTGTAAAAATTCATTTTATTTTTGATATTTTTACAAAGCATATACGGAGTTAATAAATTTTCTGGTATATAAATATCATATTCCAATATTTTATTAATATTTTGCAATGATAATTCTTTTTTTTCTTCATATTCTAATGAAAAAAATTCTTTCATTATTTCAATTCTGTTTTCATTGAATTCATCAAAACAACCAGCCTTTATTAATGTAATTATTTTTTGCTTCTTAATTAGCGATTCTTTATTATTTTTAATTTTGTTATAAAAATCTATAAAAGAATCATAAGGTCTGTTATTAACTATTTCTCTAGCCACTTCGTTGCTAATTCCAGAAATACCACCTAATCCAAAAAGAATACTATTATCTTCTCTGTTTGGCGTGAAAGAAATGTTCGATTTATTAATTGAAGGTGGCAAAATATTTATTCCATGATGTTTCATTTTATAAATACTTCGCGCCATTTTTCCATAGTCAATAGCTGTCCTTTTATCTTTTTCATCGTCTGATTGACTTTCCACAGTTAAACAGGCACAGTTCCAATATACTGAGGGATAATAATAGTTAAGGTTCAATTCTTGTAAAGCAATAATAGAATAAGAGATTGAATGAATTTGAGAGAAGGAATCGAGTGGATTTTTGTATTTCTACAACATATGAATTTTCATATTAATCCATCGGACTATATCTTTATAACAACAATATAATATTTATCTATTTTTTATATACCACATTCGATTTTCTTTATCAAGAATATCATTATTAAAGCAAAACCATAACTGTTCTCTTGTAATCGGTAGGTCTTTTAAAAAAAGATAAACAGTTTTTTCATTATTTCTTATAGAAATATATTTTTTGGGTTTTTTGTTATTGATTTCTTTTATTTTTTCTATATTTATTATTTTAGGAATGGTATTGAATTTCTCTATTAAAATATTATAATCTCTAAAATAGTGACCACGGTATGAAAGCCTGTACATTCTTGTGGTTGTTTTATTTATATCATTATAAGAATTATGAATTTTAATTAGTTTTCCCTCGTTATCATATTCTACACATTTTTTCGTAATTTTTTCAATAGATTTTTTTTGATTTTCTTTACATATTTCTTTCCTTTTTTGACTATTAATATTTATTAAACCTTTTAAAGAAGCATGTTTCATATTTAATTTTCTATCAACCCATTCTAAATTAGAAGCTTTATTGTTTAATTTGTCTCCATCTTTATGATTTACCTCTTTGTACTTTGATGGATTAATATTTTTACAAAAAGCAGAGGCCATTAAACGGTGTACTGAACTTTTTTTATAATTGCCTATATAAATATAATAATATCCATTTTTCTTATTTAATACAGGTTCTTTAATTAAAGAATCTTTTTTTATTCTCCCTAAATTACTAACTTCATATTTATTGTTTGTCATAGGAATATATTTCCATATCTCTTTCACTTTCCCACCTCCTTTTTTATTTTATGAATTTTATTTATATTGTTGTTATAGATTTGCGCTTCCACCAACATACCAATAGTTGGTGTACTTCCTGTCGGAATAGTCTCTACACGACTTCACAAGAAACCGCACGGTATTGTCAGCTATCTATTTTACATAGACCTTAGATTTTCTTAGTCAGTTGCTTCGTCTTTTTTTAATGTTGTTATCTAGTTGCAACTCTTGAACAACAGTCTTATTCCACTGATACCGTTAGCACTGTTAAATAACAGCACACCCCTGGTAAGGTTCACAAATCATGACCATTTCTACATAGCCAAAGGACGCCCCAAAAATAACATTCCAAACATAATTTAAAAATTCTTTTCTGGTGCCTAATTTCTCTCCATATTCAAAGAATTGTTGCTTAGCTTCTTCTTGTAGTTTTTGCGATTTCCGCGCAATACTTTTACGAAGTTTGTTTGCCTCTTTTAATGTATAACCGCTTATTCTTTTATCCATACTTAGACGCATTACTTTTTCTTGACTGTCTGCTAGTCCATAAGAATCAATTAAATATTCCTCTAAGCATTTTTGTTCATCTTTAGAAAGCCCATAGCTTTCCATTTCATTATACCATTCATTAATATTGTTTTTAAAACGTGCATATTTATCTAAGGGAGATTCTTGTCCTGGTTGAGACATAAGCCTTAATAGATTATTTGTCGCAGATAAATCCATAATACTTTTTGGATGAGTAGTATTTAGAGCTCGTATACTCACGTTTGTATCAAATTGAAACACACTATAAGTATTTTTAATTATATCCCACATATTTTTATCATCATATTCTAAAATATCAGGATGAATATATTTTTCGTATGTTTTTTTCAGTGTTCCTTGCCACTCTATAATTCCATCTTTTAATAATAGATTTAGTGTCGTATGAATTTTATCTGTGGCTATGGTTTTTAACAAATCAAACTTAATTTCGCCACAGTATTCAGAATCTATTAAGTCGTAACAAGAACATAATTCTCCCTTCGGTGAACGCATAGAAGCAATATAGTTAGTATATGAGTCATTACCAACTAAAATACCAGCAGCATGTGTACTTCTTCCTGTAATCAAACCTTCTAAAGAAAGAGCACATTCTTTCAATTTAGGATATTTTTCTACTTCACGAATAAAACTTTGGATAGGTTGCCTTTGTTTCTCTACGTTGCCCTCAAGACAATCTCGCAAACTCCAAGTAGAACCTCTTTCTACTGGTATCATTGATTTAATATAATCTGCCACATCGTTGTTAATACCAAGCCCTTTGCAACTTTTTTCTATAGCAGTTTTACTTGTCAATGCAGAAAAAGTTGCTATACTTAAAGCTCTGTCTTCGCCAAAATATTCAACCACTCCTTGGATGATTTCATTCTTCTTAGATGATTCTGAATCTGTATCTATATCTGGTAATTCTACACCTCTATCTATATTCATAAATCTCCAAAAAGGCATATATTCTCCGAAAGGAACTGGGTCTATTTGAGTAATGTCTAGTAAATAACAGGACAGACATGCGCCGGCACTTCCTCTACCTGGCATTACTAAACTTCCAGCTTCCCATATGATATCTATAATTTTTGACATAGAACTGAAATAACAGGGAATGGATGTTCCCAATTCTTCACTTATTAAATGAAATTGTTCAAATTCTTCATCTAGTCTAGCAATATATTTTTCCAAATTTTCTTTTTTGGAATTAGTACAAATTTTTTCTTTTATTCCTTTTTCAATTTGATAGAAAAAATATTGTTCATGCAATGTTCTTTGGGGATTAGCATAATAGGCAAAATTATTATATTTAGAATAATAATTGCTAAAAGTATGTTCTATTTTAAAATTAGGTAATTTATTTTCTGGAATTTGAGGAATTATAGGATTATGTTTTAAATTATATTCATCTATTTTATTGAAAATTTCTTTAGTGTTTTCATAAAGAATATCAATTTCCTCATCAGTGAATAAAATTCTTAAATATTGTCTTAATTCCTTTTCATCCATTAAATACGTTGTAGCATAAAAACTGTCTACTTCTCTGTCACCTTCTTTAGAATTTAGATAAATTTTATGAATAAAAGATGATTCCTTAGTTAAATAGTGAGCATCAGTAGTAGGAATAATTTTTAAATTATAAGCTTTAGATAAATCAACCATAGCTTTATTAACAATTAATTGTTCTTGATTGGTTTCTTCGCATGGTTGAATCTCTAAAAAGAAATTATTTTTCCCAAAAACTTCAATGCACCACGTAATAAAAGCATGTATTTCTAATTTAGCAGTTTCTTCCCCATTTTTCCATTTTAAAATCATCCTATCTAAAAATCCACCTAAACATGCGGTAGAAGCAATTATATGCCCTGTATTTCTTTTAATAATTTTTCCCACATCCGCATAATAAGTAGGAGTTCTCATAATTCCTCGAGAAAAATAAGCTCTTCCCCAAGCTAAACTTGAAAGCTCTCTTATTTGTTGATAACCTACTTCATCTAAAGCAGTTAATATAAAATGATAATAAGGATAAATTGTATTTTTAGCTGCTCTGTTGGCTTCGTCTTCTTTTTCGTCCATCAAATATATTTCGTTGCCCAAAGCGATTTTAAAAGGTCTGTCTTTTTTCATTTTTTGATAGTATTGCAACGCTTTGATGTGCGAAGATAGGCACTCATGATTGGTGATAGAAATTCCTAACAGACCTAAATCATAAGATTTTTGAATAACATCTTCTACTTTGTTGACAACATCTGGGAAACCTAGGGCGGCATTACTGTATTCATCATGAACATGATTATTAAAATACATTTTTCATCTACTCCATTTTAGTAATTTCATAAAATCTTTGATTAATTTTATTCCATTGTTTCTCGGTTATCCCACCACAATCATATTTTTCTTGTAAGTTATAATAACATTGTAATAAATATCTTTTATTCATCTTTTTTACAAAAGTTTTAGCATTAGATAATAAGATTTTTTGCATTTCCTTATAATCTTTGATTTGAAAATAATCAATAAAATTTTTTAAATTAATGTTGTATCCTCTTCTTTGCATAGTTAAAATTACTTTTAAAGAATATAAAAGCAAATCTTTTTTAGGATATTCATAAATAAAATTAATTAATATATGTTTATCTTCTTTTTTATAAATGCTGTTTAATTCTCTCCATTGCCCTAGCAATTGTTGTCTAGGCAAAACTTCAATCAAAGATTCGTGCCAAAGTCTCATTGTAAACTCCTTTATAATATATATTTTTCTCCTGTTATATTGAAATATCCTGTAGTGATTTTATTCCAATCTTCTTCTGTAATTTTTACTGCTCCTTTAGGCCATTTATATATTTCATACAAAATAGCCATACAAACTCTTAGATATTCTTTATTGTGCCAATGAATAAATATTGGTGCATCTATTGGTATAATATCCATACCAAAATCTTCTAATGACAACTTTAATCTTTGTATTCTAGCACTGTATCTAGATTTTTTCTCATATACATTTATACATTTTTTGATATATGCAATCAATTCAAAACTATCGTAATTTTTCCAATAACCTTGCGCCCATTCTTCTTTAATTTTATCTCCTTTCTTTTTCCAAAGATCAACAATGTTTTCTAAAGAAGCAATTTGTTTTTTGAAATAATAAGGAGGCAAATATGGTAATAATTCATAATGCCATAGTCTTGTATTACCAAAACGCCATAAAGTTTTTTTCATTGTTATCACCTAAAATAATTCTTTCCATGAGTTATATTTATTATATTTTTTAATTTCAATTTTGTCAATAACAACTTGCTTAATTTTGTGGTTGTTCCAATCATTAATTTTCAATTTTCCTATAATATTTAGAACAACTTTATCTGATTCACCATTGTATAATTTTTCTTTCAATTTTTGATCGGCAAAAAAATAAATAAAATCTATATGATTAATATTCCATTTTAAAGTAGATTTATTTCTGCCTAAAATAGCAATATCTTTAACAGATATTTCTATATTTTCTATATAAAAAATAGGCTCATTTACGTTTTTTCCCCACAGAGAAGCATATTTATCCCAGTACCCAAATAATTTGTCAGGTATGTTATTTCTATTATAAATACAACACACTTCAGTGGGTTCGTCTTCATATGAGACATCTGTATCCAAATATTTAATAAAATTATCAATATTGTTTTCTGGAATAGATATTCCGAAACTTTTTTGGTGTCCTTCTGCAAAATTAATTAAATTACTATTGTTGCAAAAGGTTTTTATATCTCTTGTAGATCGACAAGAACCATTATAATTATTATTTTTCTTGTAAAGACAAAAAGTAGGCTTCTCATACTTACTCATAATTTTTGAAGCCAATAAACCAGTATAATTACTAGGTTGAACATAAGCTAAAATAAAATTTTTATATTGTTCTATTTCGCAACTGTCTAATAAAAGTTGAACATTTTTATTTTGATTATTTTTTTCTCTTTTTATTTTTTTTAGAACTGAAGCATATTCTTCACTTGTGCCAATAAAACATTCGAAAATTTCTTTTTTTAACTCAAAGTTGTCTGATCTAATAACTGCATTTAATTTAGGAACAACATCCCACGCTAATGTAGTGGGGGTAACAGCGCCTTTAGATAGTTCATTTATTAGAAAAGAAAGAAAAGGGTTTTTAATATTAGAAAATCCTATAAAATTATAATAACGATTTTCTAAATTTTTCATATCCATAACATCAGCCACATTGCTCAATGCTACTAAATCTAACAAATCTTGATGATATAAATCATTATTTTGTTCGCAACAATATTTAATAAATTTATAAGTAACCCCAGCTCCACTTAAACTTTTATTTGTTACTTTATCACTATATTGATTATTAATACTAAACACCCCATCATAAGGAGGTATTTCATGATGATCTGTTTGAATGATTTTTATGTTTTTATTTTCTAAATCTTCTACATATTGTTGACTAGAAGGATTGGCATCAGGAATCCAAAGTAACTTGCAATCATTTTTAATTTCTTTCATTATATCCTCATTTAACCCATGCCTTTTATCTTTGTGATATAACACAATAATATTTTCATGCTTTACACCTAAATGAATTAAATATTTATATACTAAAACAGATGATATTAAACCATCTACATCACAATCTTGTAAAATATAAATTTTATTTTGCATTTTTACCCTCCTTAAAAAATATTTTCTTTATTTTTATACAAAATATTCCATATATTCTCTCCCTTGTCCGAGGGAGAATCTTTGTATTCTAATAAATTGCTCCTGTCATAAATAACATTAACTTTACAAAACCCTTTAAATTGTTCAGCTATTTTCACAACAGTTTTTTCCCATCTTGAATATTCTTTTTTTTCTTCTTCATTTTTTGCATGATTGAAAATAGCATGATATTGTTTGTCTAGACATATGTTTACCACATCTATACCTAAATCCAACAATAATTTTTTCTTATATTTAGTTAAATTTACTCCAAAGAGTGCTACACTATTATTATTTTTAGCTATGGTTTCCATTTGAAGTACAGACTTTGGAGCTTCGAATATATTAACCTCACCCTGATTTTTTATGTTATATTGATTCATATTTAACCCATACAAAACTTGGCCTGTAGAAAAAATATAATCACTATTATCTAACATTTTAACAGGCATATATTTATATCCATTTTCAATCATTTCTGGGTCAAGATTTCTTCCATGTATTCCTATTAAATTTCCATCTTTATCAAATACAGGAATTGTTATCATTTGTTTCAACGGATAAAAACCAATATGAAATTTCTCCATGGTTTCTATTGTTATTCCTTCTTTAATCCATGAATAGTCATAGATTTTATCAAAAAAATCTAATATTTTAGGATCATAAATTTTTATATTTTTCTGTCCTCTTTTTATTTTTAAATATTTAGATAAACTTTCTTCCCAGTAATCTTCTTTTTTCCCTTCTGTATATCTTTCAATTTCATGGGTTTCAATATTACAAACCGTACATACATATTTAATAGAATCAGAGAAAGAAATTTTTTTAACTTTCATTACTAAATCAAAAATGCTATAAGCTCTATTACAGCGAGAAAAACAAAAAAACTGTTTAGAATCCTTATACCAATATAATTTATGACTAGAAGAATTATGACACACTGAAGAAAAAATTATATATTTTTCTGTTTCCTCTTTATCATAAACAATTCCACCTAAAGATATAACAATTTTTTTAACATTGATATCACTTATATTATTTTTCAATTGTTTAAGATTTATTTTTTTCATAAAAAATACTCCTTACATATTGTATAAAAACCAAAAATATTGAATTATTATAACAATAGCAAAAATAATTAATAAAATATCTCTGATAAAAATATTATATCTTTTTTCATAAAAATTTATTATTAATAGTAGAATAAAGTTTACAATTAATAGATAAAAAACAAATATATTTTTACTTATAAATATAAACATTTTATTCTTCTTCTTTTATAAAAGTTTTTGGTATTGAATTTAAATAATTATTCTTTTCATCGGTGCAAAATAAATCCTTTGCCCTTCCAGTGTTGAAGTCAAAACTTTGCCAAACTTTAATGTTTTGTCCATATTGCGAATATCTAGCTTTATAGACATGAGTAATAATATTTGGTTCAGTTTTTTCTTCTAATCGTTTTCTATTAATTATTGTTTGCATCAAAGATAATTCTGATTTTTTAGGTTTCAAAACAATACAGCCATTATCTAACTTTGTTTTCAATTGTTTACTTCCAAATAAACAATTTTCATCAATAACATCGTTGTTTTTCTCGTTACCATTTAATTGAGTCATAGATAATAAACCCAAACTATAATCTTCGGCACACATTTTTAATTCATTAGCAATAGCTAACAATAACATATCTTGTCTCAATGATGTGCCTATTCTTTCTTTGTAATCCTTACCGACAATTCCGTTGTCCCATATATAATCAAATACGCCAAATTTACAATGATGAATAATTGCACATTCTTTAATAACCCTTCTTAAATTCGTTAAAGTGAAGTCAGGCATATCAATTAATCTTATATTTGATTTTCTTAAAATTTTCCCAGCTTCAATTAATCTATCTTTTTCTTCTTCTGTGAATTTGCCATCTAAAATTTTATGTGTGGGAATATCAGCTATATAAGCAATAAAACGAGGCTGTAATTCTCTTTCTTGTTCCATTTCAGTATGAATATAAAAACCATTTCCTTGGTAATTATGATTTTTAACAAAATCTTTTTTATCTTTATCCCATAAATGAGTAACACTAACTTTACATAAATCGCCTATTGCTGCCGATGTCTTACCAAAACCTGAAGGAGCCGAACGCATTAATAGATGTCCTCTTTGCCATCCTCTATAAATGGAAGTAAGATAAGGTGAATTTAAACAAGCACCGAAAGACGGTTCTTTTTGAAATTCTTCTAAAACTTTGGTAAACCCTTCTCCTGCCCACATTTCAGCACGCACATTTCTATTATCAAATTTAGTTCTTAGTTGATTATATTTACTTTCATAAAAATTTAATATATCTTTAATAGAATATTGATTTAGTTTTCCAAAATTTATTTCGCCTTTTTCATTTTCTTCGTAAATTTCTGAAATATCTACTCCCATTTCTTTATACTGTCTTAACAAACTTAATTTTCTAACATTATTATAATAAATTTCATAATTATTAGCGTTCGCTAATTCTTTGACTGTAGAAATGAATTCTAAAAAATTATTGTCTTCCAAAACTTCGTATTGAGGTTTATAATGTTTACAAAAATTATCCACCATTATTTCATCTATTTCCATAGCACCTTCAGAAGCCAAGTGTAGAATGGCTGAAAATAGTATCATGTGAAATGTACAAGGAACAAAATCATCTTTATTAATTGGAAATTTTTTATTAAGTAGTAAATCTGTATTATTCATTAAACATCCAAGGGTCATATATGCATCATTAAAAGAATAAATCATTTTAATCTCCTTTTTAACATAATTAAATTTTGTTTTTCAATCTTTGATAATAACTTTTAGATGTATTATTGATAAAAACAACTTTTTCATTGAAATCAATATTTTTAAATTTTTCTTGATTATTTAAACATTTCTTGGTATAGTCCAGTGCTTCTTGATAATATTGTGGAAACACTTGCCCCAATCCTAAAGAAGTATCAAAATTTTTTTCTAAAATTAATACGTAATATCTAAGGGTGAGAAGTATTTCAGCATCAGTCCAACCATATTCTTTCTTATAATGTTTAATTTGTGACATAATCCAAGGCCAATTACACTGATTTTGATATAACTCTTGAATATAATCAGTTAAATTGTAATGATATTCAGTATTTTTTGTTTCGTTTTTATTTTTTATATAGTTATTATAACAATTTAAATCACAAAAATACATTTTATCTTTTGTCGGATGTTTATAAGAATTCTCTTTTTTAATTTCTTTTTTGCAATTTCTACATTTCACAGTTTGCATATTAAATCTACCTTCTTATAATTATTTCTTATCAATAATTATATCAGAAAATATATAAAAGTCAACATGTTTATTAATTTTATAATTTAAAAATCCCTACGAATAAATGTAGGGATTTTTAAATGTTAATTAATATGAAATATCATAATCCATAGCTAAATTATTTAATTTTGTATAAATGTTTGCTAATTTTTGTACCTCATCTTTTTGTGCTGAAGAAACTTTCCGAATGAGACCATTTTCATCCATACCCAATTCTTCTGCCACAATTTCTTGCACTCTCTCAGGCGCCACAACGAAAACTTTTTCCATCACAGAAGGAATAATTTCTAAATAATCTTTTAAATCAAATTTATCATCGACTTTTTTAAACGGTGTCAGTTGACAATCTGCTTCTTCTGCACTTTTTTTAATTGCTTCTAACATTGTTTTTTGAATAGTTTCAGCAGAAAAATTCTCAACAATCACTGGCATATTGTAACGACTTCTTGCAAAAATTGTTTGTGTTTGTTTACAAATAGCGCTAGAAGCGATGGGATCACCATCTTTATCGATTCCATTTGGTCTTGTATAAATGACAAAATCACATAAATTTCTTAAAAATCTTGTTGACCCTTTTTCTTTTTCAGTCCCAAAAGGCACAATGAAATTTTTTGTCACAACTCTTGTTTTTCCATTGTTATCAATGATTTCTTCTTTCTTTTCCACTTCTTCTTCATGTGAAATAAAAATAACAGTATATCCACACGAAGTTAACATATTAATTTGATTTCGAAACATTTTTCTTGCTAATAAATACCCATTTGGATTTCTATTATTCCTATCATTTGGATTCTGCACTAAACCAATATCATTCACATCATACATTTTGCATACTTGCGCTTCACAAATATTAACTAATTCCTCTGCTGTGTCAATAATAATAGTATTATATAATTCATGTGCTTTATCATACATATTTACTAATTGATTATTAATTGTTACGAAAGTATTCCAATCTCTAATAGCAAATTTAGGACAATTTACTGCATTCCCCCCATTTTCTGCCATTAATAGAAGAGGTTTCGGAAATCTACAGGATTGTTTCGTTTTTCCTGTATCATTAGGACCATAAAACATAATCTTCTGTCCAGATAAATCCATAACCATTTCTTTATTTTGCACTGCAAAAATATTAATTTTACTACTCATTTATTTTCCCTCCATGAAATTAGAATGGCATATCTTCCATAGTAATATTCTTAACACGATCTCTAATGGAACTTTGTTCTGTATTGAGATTATTTTCTTTTCCTGCTCCATTTTGCATCATTTCATCAAAACGAATGTCCATTTCTTTCTTTAATTGTTCAATAGTTTGCTCATCATAAGCTTTTTCTAATTCTACTGGATTTCCACTTTTATTTTTAGGAATATCAGCGCCGACAAGTAAGTATTCTTGCTTAAAGAATCCTTGCCTCAAATTAATTTTACGACCAAAACCACTATGTGCTTGCGGTTGTTGAGATGTACTATTGTTTTCAATAGAACAATATAAAGTAATAGTATCATTTGGTTCTAATTTTTCGACAAAACTTCCATTCATTTCATCTACATAACCATTCATAACAGCGTCGAAAAATTCTTCTGGAACATAAACTTCTACCGTATGTAAATTTTTATAATAATCTACAACAAAAGTTTCAATAATAGCACGACCTGTTTCAATTTGATTTTTCACTTCAGGCTTAACATTTTTCACAATACAATCCATAGAAAATTCTGCTTTAGCTTCCTCTAAATTTAATTCTGGAACTACGGTAATAAAATTACCACTCAAATTTGAATAGGTATTAATTTTTTTAGTGTTTTCATTATACTTTTCATAAACATTAAGTGAAATTGAACACGATACCATGGAAGGAGTCTCGTTTTTCAAAATTGCATTTTTTTTATCAAGGGCCTTATCCATGAAACCAATCCAATTCTTCCAACTCTTTGTTTCATTTTCTTCAATTTCTTCAACATCTTTTTTGTAATGAAAAATATTATTTACATTAATTCTATAAATACCTTTTTTATTTTCAATACTAATCGTTCCTTGAATTTTTTCTCTTCCATCATTTAATTTTTGAATTTTAATATTTTTCTCAGACAAAATTCCCTCAATTACACCATAGCTTCTAGTTTGTAATACTTCCATTTTTTTCTCCTTTATATTTTAATCACAATTTGGACAATAATATGTTACAATTTTTTCTTGAATTAGTTGTTCGCCTATTTCATAAAATTCTGTTCCTTCTATTTTTTTTAATTTCTCACAACAATAAGGACATATTTGTTTGTTTAATAAAACATTTTCTAATGTAGACTTTGAATCAATATCTTGAATATTTTTTAATAGATAATAAATACAATCAATATATGTTTCTTCTTCTCCTACATTTTCATACGTTTCTTTCATGGCTTCTAAAATTTCATTCAACATTTTTAATTTTCTCCACCAAAAGATTTTTATTCTCTTTCATAAGTACACACCAATTCATTATTTCTTTCTTTGTTTTACCTTCGTTAAACATTTTTTTCACTGTGCATAAACAAGAATAAAAACCATCAATAAAAGAATTTACTTGGACTTCTTTCATTTTCTTTTCTACATAATCCAACAATTGTTCCATAACTACATCTTTTTCATCATTCATTTTTTTCCTCCTTCCATATAAGAGATTTAACTCCATTGTGAAATTCTGTGATAAAATTCAACCCTTTCACACCTCTTTTATAAACATCAAACCTCCTTTTATCTGTAGCTTGTATAATAATCCAACTATTATAACGAGAAAATCTTTCTTTTTTAATAAAATCTATAAATTCAATTATCGCTTTTTTAGCAAATAATAAATTTAAAATACCATTTTCAAAAGTTGTTTCTTTATTAAACATCATGCTATCAGCTTTTTTTCTTTTTCTATAAACCCATAAAACTACATACCATTCTAATCTTTCATGTTTTTTAATATACTCTTTTTGAAATAAAACAAAAATAGTATATTTATTAATTTTCTCTTTGATATAATATCCATAGCCACAATTAATAAAATCCATAAATACCTCACAATTAAAATATGTAATTTCTTATGAACATATATTATCATAAGAAATTACATATGTCAATGTTTTTTATTCACTTTTTCCAAACCATTGATTTCCTATTTTAATTCGATCCACGCCTCCGCATTTCCCCGCTGAAAAGAATATATAATTCCCATTTAAAACAGTTGCACCATGCTCTAACACATAATCAACGGCATCATAATTTTCTTGTGTTGGTTTTGTAGAAGATAATTTAGAAGCAGTGGAAAACTGTCCTTTTTGATAAATAACTCCTCTAATTGTGTCTGGATACTTAGAATCTAATACACGATTTAAAACTACTTCTACTACTGCTTTCTGGCCTTTAAAACTTTCGCCCCCAGCTTCTCTTTTTACCAATTGAGCCAATAATTTTCTATCACTTTCACTCACTTTAATATTTTTATATTTTCCATTTCCATTAATAGAGTCATCTATATTTGTATCTTCTTCTAGCTGATAATTTTTAGAATTTTGACTTGCAGCTTTAACTTCCTGTGTAATAGTAGGTTGTGGAGTACTCGTAGGTGTCGCAGTGGGTGTGGAAACAGGTGATGTAGTAGCACTCTCTGTAGGCACAGGTATAGGTTCTTGCGTTACTGTTGAAATTGATTCAGTCACAATATTTTTAGAATTAAAATCTTTTTTAAATCTTGTAAATATTGCCACGCCTATGATAATACTAAACAATATAATACATTGTACCACCTTCTTTTCAATAATCAATTTAATAATTTTTTTCATTTATAATAAACTCCTTACTTATAATGCAATAGACAACATTACATTTTTAATTTTTTCTTCTTTCACTTTGGAATATCTTTCAGTTGTTTTTATAGACTTATGACCAATTGTTTCTTGGGCAACTCTAATACCATAATTATCACAAATATCACTGACAAAAGTATATCTTAAACTATGATTTGTAATATTTTTGGTCATTCCTGCTCTTTTCGCAATATTTTTCAATGTTCTATTTATACACTCTGGGCGCATTGGAGTCCCTTGATTGGAAACAAACAAATTCTCTGCGCCATTTTTCCTAGTTTCAAGATATTTATCAACATATTCTTTACAAGATTGATTTAAAAAAATTCGTCTAAAGCTTCCACCTTTTGTTTCAATATAAATATCATTTTGTAGATATTGCTCCAAAGTGATTCTTATTAACTCGGAAACCCGTAATCCTGTACTTAAATACATTGCAATAATAGCTTTATCTCTTGCATTTTTTCCATAGGAAATTAAAGCAGTTGCTTCTTCCATTGGAATATAAGGTTTTTCTTTATTTTTAACCTTTACATTTTTTAAATTTTTTGCTGGATTTAATACTATTCTATTAATATCATATAAAAAATTAAAATATCCTTTAATAGCACTAATTTTTCTATAAATAGAAGATGAAGCATATTTGTTTAAATTAGCTTTCCATAAAACTAAATCTTCAACTGTAATTTCATCTTCTTTTTTGTTTACAAAAGATAACATATCTCGAATATCATTTTGATAATTTACTAATGTGTTTTTTGACTTTCCTTCACCTTGTAAATTCCTCAAATACAATTCCAAATTTTCCATTTTTTCTCCTCACTTTCAATGATATTATAGCATAGAACATCACCCCTTTCAATAGTAAAATAAATAATTATTAATAAAAATTTTTATCAAATTTATTTTTAAAGCCATATATCCCACATATTTATACCTTCCATATCATGTCCTCATCTGGATCGTATTCGTCTTTTGGCAATTTTGTAAAAACATTATTTTGATCAATCATATCTTCCAGAAATAAAGGGCTATGATTTTTATCAGAAAAATAATTCTTCATATCACTAGGATCAATTATACAATTACCTCCCGGCTGATAAGCAATGCTCCAAGGTGATCCACTTACGTGTGTCATATCTAAAAGAGTACTCGCAGTATATTTTCCGTAATTAGCCGCAACACACATCAATAACGAAAGTTCTTCTTCGTCGAACACATCAACATCGAAAAAATCATCAACAATATCTATTGGAGATTTACCGAAACTCTGATATTTTTTATATACATCTCTTACAACAGGACCTAATTCCCAAACCTCTATATTGTCTGAAAACAATGGGCGGCCTAATTTTACATAGGCATATCCTTGTGCAAAATACAATAATTCATTTAGTTTTAAGTTAGACACAGCATCTTCTGTATCTTTCCATAATAAGATAAAATAATTTGCTACGTCGTAAGCTTTTTTCAATTTAATCACCTCTTTTTTATATTTTTGTTGCGATTAAAAAGAATTAAATTATAAAATTACTTATATTAATTCTAATAAATAATTTTAGAACCTATTTTTCATAGGTTCTAAAATTATACATATTAAAAAACATTGTAGCAATTTGATGAGTTCTAAGGTGTTCTAAACTTACGGTTGCACCATCTTTATCACCTTTACGGATACCATTTTGTTTTAGCCATTTAATCATTTTTCCTTTTGTATTCATTATATTACTCCTCTCAAAATATTACGAAAATGTAACATCTTATATTTATATATTCAACATAAATTTTATTATTCCTTTTTATTTAGTGAAAAAGACATAACCAAAAGGAAGTTTTTCAATCCAGTCACAAAAATTTTTCCATTCTTCTAAACGATGATTTTTCCTTGCGTGATAAATATTATAAAGCACTTCATAATTAGCACACCAAGTATATTTTACATTATATCCTTGTGGTAATAATTCTCTAATCATTCTAAAAATTTTAATATCTTTATTTTTCAAATAATTTTCTCTTAAAAAATTCAATGTATTAATTATTTTTAACAATTCAGATTCAGCACCATTTTCAATACTAAAATCTTCTAAAGAAAAAGGCTTTGATACTCCTTTGTGCATGAAACTACATGAGTTTCTCGTGGTTCCAATTTTATATGTATCATGTTCAGCAACCCAAAATAACGGTGCGACAATATTACATTGCACTGGCAACATTCTCATGAACTTCCTATGATCTGGACCTGCTTTACAAAGTTTTTTCATAAGATTTTCATCATTTTTTCCCAAAACAAAAAGTCCATCTAAAATAACACTATCACTTTTTTCCCACGAGTTTAATGGATTTCTTGCTCCTAATATAACATTTTTCCACTGTTCCGCACTGGGTGTGATTACATTATTAATTTGAATAGACATATTAACTCCTCCATCGCTTAAATTATTGATTTTTCATTTGCAATCAAACATAAATTCCATTCATCTCTTTTAAAACAGAAAAGATATCATCAATACAAACTTCTTTTGATTCAGAGGTAGCAAGACACCATTGATAAATTAATTTTTTAAATTCTAATGTCTATAACATCCATAAGTTCCATCTTCTCTAGGTATAATAAATCTACAATCTTTGTAACAAAGAACAGATTTTTTATTTATCATCATTACTCTTCTCTTTCTATTAATCTGGTAATTCAATGTAACAAATAATCGCCTTTTTCCATAATGTTTTTAAATATTCTTCGGCCTTTTTCCAATTTTCTTCTTTTGTGCAATCTCCAAATTTATGTTCTGCAATTCCTTCAATTATAGTGTCATCATCACCATCGCTTTTGAATCTTACACACCCGTCACCGTACCACTCATCGAACACAAATTCATCAACCATTGGTCTTGAAAAACAACCTGTCCAATAAGCAAAATCACCTTCACAAACCTCATAATTTACCATTGGTAAAATTGGTAGATCGGGATTCTCTTTTATCAGTTCTAATAATTCTTTTGTGTTTTTATCCAATGTCATCGCTCCTTTTAGAATAATCAGAATAAATTAATTTTATGTTGACGAAGAATTATTTAATTTTGAAAATATTATCTTTACTACAATTGAATTCCTTTCCAATGTATCTACTATAAAAACAATTTACACACTTTACTTTTATAAATTTGTTTGTAAATTTAATAATCTCTCCTTCGTATTGTACCAATCTAGTTGTGCTACTACCTGTTCTCATACTGTTATAGCAAACACATAAATCACCTATTGCAAGATTTTCACCTAATCTATCTTTTATTCCACTCACCATGAAAACTCTACCTCCATCTCAGTACCACAATCTTCACAATACTTTTTCGTCGGTTCTTCCCAGCTTCCTTCTGTGGAGATTACGAATCCACATTCACTACAACACCATTCATCTCCTCCAATATGTACCCACTTTCCTTTCGATGTAAATTCTTCAAATAATTGACAATCATGATTTATCTTATATTTAATCCGATAAATCATATCATCATCAAGGTAACCAGCAAATCTATCTATTACTTTTTCGACATCTTTAAGTTTTATATACTTACTCATAATTATCCTCTCAATATTTTTATTCCACAAACAGGGCGGTAATCAAGATTATGAGAAATAAACTCCTCATTCCCTGCTTCGAGCTTTGCTCCTATTTTGTCATCTTTCAGAGTTTTCTCCCATATAACGTACAAAAACACAATGAATCCACTTCGTCATTACCAAAATCTCCTTTATCTTTTTTATTATAAATAACAATTAAAATCACTATCTTCTTCTAATAACTGCTCTATATATAGTCTAACTGTTTGAAAAGAAATTAAGTGCGCCATATCTAGTAAAATCACTTGAGAATCTCTTTCTCTCAGCGATTTTTCCCAATAATAATCTTCTTTCTTTGCTACAAAATTATAAAGAATCATAATTTTTTCATCCATTGTTTACTCTCCTTGCGTAAAATACATTTTTTCTAATTTCCTAAAAGTAGTTGTCCCGATTGATATACTTGATACAATGTCCTCCCTTTGCCATCTGTCAGGTATGGCAGAAATACCTCATCCACCTCTACGTTCCCTGCCTCCACAAACGCCATTTGTGCCAACACCCAATCCCGTATATTCCTCCATGCCGTCCGTTCTGCCTGCTCTCTGTCTGGCTTTACCTTCTGCTTTGCAAATACCTTTAATACTCCCTCGATGTTTGCAGGCAGCAAAAAACCTAGTGAACCTTGTGGAGTGTTTATTCCAAAAGTTACACCAACAGGATTACCTTTTTCATCATAATCAATCATAATTTTACGTGCGCCATTCTTCGCAAGAGCTCCTTGTATTTCACCTAAACTTTGATATACGTCTACTTTTGTTGTGTAATTTTTAATTGGCATAATTTCAATCCTTTCTTATAGTGGGGTAGGTTTTGGATTTTATATAATTACTATAATATTTTATTTTTCAAAAGCGATTTAAATTTTCTGAATTGATTTATTCTTTTAATATGTTTAATGGTTTTATAAAATATTTTTGTTTATTGTTTTTATTTATTTTTACATCAGTGTCAAGCACAATTTAAAATCGTTTCAAAAAATAGAGCACAATATCTCAAAAATGTAAAATTTTCTTTTTTAATTATATGCTCAGTAACAATACCAGCAAATCTTTGCTTAATTATATAGTTCATTAAATTTTCGTAATTATCTACATCCTTCAGTGCATAGATGTCTAAAAATTCTTTCCATAAAATGTGTTTTAAATTAATTAATGCATTATTTTTGATTTTGTTATTTATTTTAATATTATTTTGGCACAGTATGCTCCTAACAAAAAAATTCAATATTTGTTTATCAAAAATTTTATAAATGTATTCTTCTTTTTCAAAAATATTAGAACCAATAGATTTATAATTATAATTGTTAATAAAAATATTTAACAAAAAACAATATGGGCACAAACATAATTTTTCATTTTCTTCTTCTAAGAATACATCTATATAATCACCCATTAAATTTTTCTCGCTGCTTTTTATATTATATAAAAACAAAGGTTCTCCACAAATGTTGCATGTGTTATCATTTTGAAAAGAAGATTCCCCATTAATAATCATATATTCTTTTATTGTTCCTTGCTTAATTTTTCTTATACTGTTCATGAAAAATCTCCTTCTTTAATTATTTTTATATATTTTGTTTTTGTTTCTATTTAATTTTAATAATATAATAAAAAAACAATTTTGTCAATATAATTTTTTATTTTCACCGGGAAATTTTTATCTCGCTATTACATTATCCCCCCGAAATTTTAGTTCTCGCTATTACCTTTTATCTCCCCAAGCACGCAAGAACAATGTATTTTATGCATAATTTTTGTATAAATATTAAAAATATTATTGTATTTTATACAACAAAAAAGGACACAAACAAACAAGGTAAAAACTCCTTTTGCCTGTGTCCTTTTGGATTTTATAACGGCGTTTATTTTTGTTAAAAGTGTATCACTTAAACAATGAAAAGTCAATAACTAAATAAAAAAAATATTTTATTTTTTTATATATATAATGTATATAAAAATTTTTGATCCGGACGGCAACTCTGCCCTGATGTTGGTCTGTGCCCGGCTGCGCCATGTAGCCGGCTCTCAGTGGGGAAACAAAAAGTACATGAATATGAAGCACCTGGAGGCAGCCCTTGAGGATGCCCCCATTGCCGGCTGACTTCATTCATATCAAGGTCTGCGAACCAAATTTGCACAAAACTCTTGACACTACCAAATTTTTTCTATTCTTTATTGAAAAATTTTTAAAAAAATATTGACATTTATAAAATAATCCTTATAATAATAATTGCAAAACGCAAAAAGAAAGGAAGTAAAAAAAATGGTACAAACAATTAACAGTGCTTATGTGTTGCAAGAAATTTTCAAAGACTGGGACAGAGACCATTACACTATAGAAGCATATGAAACCATGTTAGAATTTTATAATAGTATAGATGAAAACATGGAACTAGACGTCATTACAATTTGCGGAGAATGGACAGAATACACCGCCGAAGATTTGTATAACGATTATGGAAATTATTGCTATTCATACGACGAAGAAGAGCAATTGCAAATGGTGGAAAATGAAGAATATGAAGAACTGGCGGAAGATATTTTACAACAATTAGAATGTAGAACAACTGTTTATATTTTGTCAAACACTTATTTAGTAATGAGTTTTTAAGGAGGTACGAAAAATGATTATATACGCAAAGCAAATAAATCCAGCATATCAAATTTCGCCAATATTCGAAAATGGTTTTTTAGCTAACTCGGTAGATTTTGCATTTTTTGGCAATAAAGATTATCATGAAAGAGTGCCCGCCCATATGAGGGATGTTATTTATTATTTAGATAGTTTTGATATTGAAAGTGTAGAAGATATTAATTCTTATTTCCCTGGGGCAAGAAAAGAAACCGAAAATAAAATTTTATTAGAATTGTGTAAAGAATATCAAAATAATTTTGATATAGAAATTTTTTGTAAAATATATTCTTTAATAACTGGGGAAAAATGGACATATACAACTATTAGAGGATGTACCCAAAGTGAATGGCAATACTTTTTATATATTCATTCTCACTATAATAATGATTTATTAAATCGAATAGAAATTGAATATTATAATTATGGCACGCAATGGATCATTGAGAATGGGAAAAATAAAGGTGATAGTATTTATTGTATATCTTTAGATTTTGATAATATTAAAAAAGAAATACGAAAGCAACTACAATTAGAATATAACGACATCATCATATTAAAAACATTCACAACAACAAAGTGTATTAAATATGTGGAGGTATAAAAAATGTATTGTGAATTCATCAAAAACAGTAGCGGCAACGTAGTAAAAAATCAAGTTATAATTTTTAGTGGTGATTGTAATCAATTTATAGTTTTCCAAAGTTATGATAGTATTATATGTGAATATGATAAAGATATGAAAATTTTAACTTTGGACAATAACGCATTTGATTATAGTAAAACAACGAGTAAATATCTAAATATATTTTTACAAGATTATGTTAGATTAAATGTTGACCAAATTAAAAAAATGAAAAAAGGTGAATCAATCGAGCTTAGTAATGGTTTTATTCTACAAACAAAATTTGATCAATTAAATTAAAAGAGGGGCAACCCTCTTTTTATATTTACTATATAAAAAATACAGCTTTTTTCGTTATAGTTTATTTATAGATAAATTATATATGTTAAAGTAAAAAATTTATTTTATGTATATTTTTTATATAATTATTATATAAAAAATGTTGACAAAGTAAAAAGATTGATTTATAATAAACTTGTAAAAAAGATAAGACGCGAAAGGAGTAAAACAAAATGACAAACTACATCAAACAAGCAGAACAATTTTTGAAAGACACCAATACTAGTATGGAAATTATTTATGATGGCATGTATTCGCCACGCTGGGATAATAAATTGCATTGCGCATACAAAATCAAGCTTAAAAATGAAAAAGGAGAATATAATTTTACTTTTGTTGATAGTCTACATAACACAGAAATTAAAAAAATGTCATTAAGTGAATATTTAAGAAAATATAAAAGAATTAATAACATTAATGATATTTCCTACAACGAACAACAAAAATATAATAAAGAACTAACCAAACTAAAAAAAGAAAGCCAGCCCACATATTACAATGTTTTAGCATGCTTAGAAAAATATGATGCGGGAACGCTCGATGACTTCATGACTGAGTTTGGTTACGAATGCAAAACCGCGAAAGATATTTCTAACGTTCTGGAAACATATGCCGCCGTGTGTGAAGAATATAAAAATCTTTGTATGTTGTTTGATGATGAGGAAATGGAACAACTAAGGGAAATATATTGAGGGTAAAACCTCAATATATTTTTTATAAAAAGTATTGACTTTTTATAATTATAATATTATAATATATATGTAAATAAGGTAAAGGAGTAAACACAATGACAAAAACTGAATATAATTGTATAATGTTTGCACTTGACAACGTAGAAGAAAGAGAAAAAAGGCTTTGTAAAAAATACTGTGAACTAAACCCGCAAGACAAAGAAAGAAGAGAAAGGGACAAAGATATTTATTTATTAGGTCTTTATGCTGCCCGCCAAGAAATAAAAAAGATGACGAACATAAAATAAAAAGGAGAAATAAAAAAATGAAAAACACTTATTTAGTAATCACTAAAAAACATAATAATAATTATTATTGTGTTGTAAATGAAGTTGATGTAAATACTAATTTACTGAAATGTATTGATAATAGTATAGTTAGCATCAATATTGCCGAAAGTAAAAAACAAGCTATTGAAATCGCAAAAACGACCAATGAGAAGCTAAAAGAAAAAGGCTATTTGAAATAAAAAAAGGAGTAATAAAAAATGAAAAAATACAAAGTTAGAAAAAAAAGTCTCGCCGCTTTATTTGTTAATATTTGGAATTCTAAAAAAGAGATCGCTGAAATTATAGGCTTTTTGTTTATGTTGTTTGCTTTCTCTTTTGGCGCTCATTGTTTGTGTGCTTTGATTGACTAGGAGAAAACGCAATTTATAAAAAACTTTAGAGGATGCAAGAGCTATCCTCGAACAAAGGGAAAGCGAAAAGAAAAGGGAATAAAATCCCTTTTCTTTCGCAAAAGCCCAAAATCTGATATGCGCGTGAGATTTTCCCCACGGCCATGTCAATCAGGTTCCGGGTCTCCGGGTCTGACACCCCGTCAAGGGCCTCTTTAAACGCCTGCGCCGCCTCGTCCACCTCCGGCACGTCAAACCGCTCTACGAGCTGCTGGGCGGTCTCCGAGGTAGCGAAGCTGCGGAGCCGTGCCGTCTCCCGTTCCCCAAGCTGCCGCCCTCTGGCATCGGGGAATAACGGAAATAATTAAAGCCGTCCATTTCGGGCGGCTTTTCTTTATGACAGCCTTACAGATGTGATATAGAATAATTATTATATAATATAAAATAATATTATATTATGTCTTCATTCGCTCTCATTCGCTTTGTGCTGCGTTGTGTTGGTTGAAGGTATAAGGACTCAAGGGGTTGAGGTATTGGGCTTGTATGGCTTGTTATGTGGTTATATTGTTTTTTTGTTTTGTTGTATTATATAATTGCGAATCGCACTATTACCCATACGAAAACAAAGTGGAATTTTGATAACTGTATTTGAAAGAATATATATGCAAAGTGGAATATAAAATACTAAAAAAACCCCATTTTTTGGCAAAAGTGGTTTGATAAAATCCTTATAATATCTATTATAAGGACTTATTTTTTCCCAAAAGCTGAATAACAGGGGGTAGGTTATGAAATTTGATTGAATAAATATACTAAAAAAGCGTTGTAGCTGTACAAATAATCCAATAAAACAAAAAAACACAACAAAACGCAAAAACAAAAAATCATCCTCGAAATCGCCATTCTGATCAGGGCCTTTCGTCTTAATATAAAACAAAATTACTAAATTATGTCAAAAGTACACATTCTTGTCATATTTCTGAAAGAAAACTTGTCCAGACGTGTATATAATATATATATATGGATACACGTCTGTACAAATTTTACTTTAGGTCAAGAGTCTGGCCAAAATTTAGTTAACTAAAGCGCTTTCCATTCAATGTCTTTGAACAAATTTTTAATGTTGTCTTCTGTCTCATAGTAAAGCACACTATCATACAAAAGAAAAAATTCTTCAAGAGAAAGAATGTCGGGATTATAAATTTGGCAATAATAATAAAAGGATTTATATAGGTCCATTTTCAGAGGAAAAGAGATGCCGAGATTATCAAGGTCTAACAAATATTGTTTTCTTATATCCTCATATTTATCGAACACTTTTTTAAACTTAAAATACTCTTCCATTTTGCCGACCCTCCTTAGTCTTCGTAGTCAAATTTGAGATGTTTTGGGAGCGTTTTTTCCATATAATATTCTTTGTCTCTTTCGTAGCACATAAAGCTTGACATTCTTAAAAGATAATATTGCATTGAGCACACAAGTCTTGCGAGTTTATATTCATCTTTAGTTTTTGCGGCGAGTTCTTTGGCAAGTTCTTTTAAAAGGTTGGTGACCGTTTCGACCCCTGTGATATGTTCATACTCAACAACTGGCTCTTTCAAATAATCGATTGCAGCGCATAATTGTTCGTAAAAAACAAAGTAGTCTGATAACGAATAATTATTTTTCAATGTTTTTTTTATATTTTCTCTTACAAAATATCTTTGCACATCATGAATTTTGCCCTGTCTGCGCCAACCTATCTTTTTATCACTGAACAAAAGAAGCGGCTCAAAATGAATAATTTTCTTCATGTTATTGGTTCCTGTCCACAACTGTAAATCCATGAGGAATACCAAAATAATCAACAATGATTTCTTTGTGCCTTTTATTAGTTAGCTCTCCGTGCATGGACTCCCATTCTCTTACATAAAAGGACGGGATCATAATAGTATTTTTAAAAACATCTGTAATGATAAAGTACCCTGTTTCTGTATAAGCGTTTTGCGTTGAAGTATAAATTGTTCTTTCCACAGTGCGCCTCCTTTTTATCAATCAAAAACTTTTTGATAATTAATTATGTCCGTTTTAAAATCGTATTCTGTTTTTTCATCTATCATTGCATCGATAAAAATTTTTCTATTGACATTGGTTAAAGTATCTAAAGATTTTGCAGTCAAGACTCTGTTTTTAATTTTTTGATTTAATTCTTTTTTTAATTCTGTAATATTATATTGTATTCTTTGCGTGTTCACTACCATTGCATAACAATTATAGAAACCATCATACTCAAGCAAACCTTTACATTTTTCATTAGCCAGAACACGATATTTAGCCTTGAGATTTTTTTTATTAAACATAAGTTCTGTTGTGTTTTTGATGCCAAGTTCGGTATAACAATCTGCCTCAATTTGCGACAAAACTTTTCCTTCATAGCTGGTAGAAAGAACTTCTTTATATTTTGTCCATCCGTCCGAACGTGAATATAATTTATATCCTTTGTTTATTGTTATGGATTTTTTATTATCCATAGATTTTAATGCAGAGCGCACAATGGGCTTCAAGATTTTTTCATAAGTATTATCTATGAAAAAATTAAGCTCGGCTAAATTGAAATTATTCATCACACAGACTGCAATTTTAGAAAAGTCATTTGAAGATTTTACCTCTTTGTAGTTTTGATTTACCATATTGCACCAAAACAAAAGTTCCATAGTGTTAAAAAATATAATATTATCTTTTTTGCCCTCTTTATAAAATAATTGTGAAATAATATATTCTATATATGGAACATAAATCGATCTATTATTATAAAGATTCATTTCTTCCATTGAGCGCATTTTCAGAAATAAATATTTAGTTCCTCTTTTTTCATATTCACAAATACTATCCAATTGATTTAATTGTTTTATTTTTGAGTTACCGCTCAATTGAGGAATATTCAAAAGCTTACATAGTCCCGCATATGTAATTTCTTTTTTTTCAGAAATCATTTGTTTTAATGCACTATAATCCAATGTTTGCAATGAATTAATTTCTTTTTTATTTTCTCTGCTCATTTTCAATCTACAAAAATAATTCTATACCCGTTCTCTTGTGTAAAATCTTTTTCTACATATTCTCTAAAAAAGGCTGACCAGAAAATGCTATCTCCTACACAAAACATAATTTTAATGGCATTCAAACAAATTTCGTCATCGTCCTCGCCTTTAGATGTATATTTAACCAAGTTATCCCACCCAATGGCATAAGTGTAAATATATTCATTTAATAATTTTCCATCAATTAATAATTTTTCATCAATGAATTCAAAACTTTTGTAATTGTTTTCTGTGAAATTTTCTTTATTCATTTTCAAGATGAAAGATGTATTTTGTTTCATTATTCGTCTCCATAAATTTTATATTTTTTATTTTCTAGTTCTTTGCCGATTCCCGTTTTAATACCATTCATCCATTGAAAAATATAATATGTTTCTGTCTCTTCTATAATATTATATTCTTCATCAGCTGCCCAAACTTTATCTGAATTTATTGGGTTATAAACATTTTCTATAAATTTAATTTTTTTCTTTTTCGTCAAATACAATCCCACCCTTTTTCACTATTGTTTCAATCAAAGTTAAAAACATTTGTTGAATTAAAGAATCTTCTTTAGATTTAATGCAACTTTTATCAAGAAAATTATCAAAAACATAGGGGCATAATTTATTGTTTCTTTTTCTGAAGAAATGAACTTTAACGGGGCCACCATATAAAGTATTATCTTTATAAATATGAAATTCTACTAAGTTGAAATTGTCTACATTTTTGTTGTAATAATTTGTATTTAGCGTACAGCCCCATGATTTTGTATATCTATCATAAGTAAGCTGATGAATATCATTTAATTTATCATAATTAATGTTTTCACTTTTTAAATTTCTTATTTTGTCAACGTTCAATAAAATATTTTTTCCCAAATTACACACCTCTTCTTGAGTCGTGATATTTTTTCATTCTTTCCGAGGCAGCTTTCCTTTGCTCTTCTTTGATAACCTTCTTAGGTCTAGGAAATTTGAACCAATCCATGGGTAAATTAGCACAAAACCATCCATCCGCATTTTCAATCAAAGAAACTTCGGTTGGATATTCTTTTTTTAATTTTGATAATTTGTTACAAAATTTTTTATCGTTTGTACTAATAGTAATATGAGAGTTTTCCGAAATAAATTCTAAATAAAATTCTTTCAATTGTTTTCATACTCCTTTATTTTTTTCCCTATTGCTTCTACCACATTGACCGTGACTCCGTTGCCGGCCTGCTTGTATAATTGATTGTCCGTGTTTACAAAAGCAGCTTTTTCAAAATATTCATCCGACCACCCTTGCAGTCTAAAGCACTCTTTCGGAGTAAGCTTGCGGATTGCAATATAGCACTGGTATTTTTCGTACCATACGCAGTAGGCAAGAAAACCTCCGGGCATTTCAATGTATATTCCATCGCCCTGATTTTTCTTTTCATTTGTTCTGTCCGAACTATACACTCTATTCCCCTGTCTAAATTGTTTTCCGAAATTTATTTCTCCGATTCCGCCAATTAATTTAGGTTCAACTGCGACTCCATAAACGTCTTGTGCTGCAATGGTAAACACAGGATCATTATTTTCTTTGATTCTTCCATTTTGTTTTTCATGCACTCTATCAGGTGTCAATACAGGAATTGCAACACCGCTTATTTCTCCCATTCTATTGCTTATCCCCTTGTTGTATCTGCTTTGTATTGCTCTGCACACATTCGTTGTTTTTGCCCCTGATCCACGATTCATGTCACAAAAATACTTTGTCGCTATACTTGGTTCTCTCCCCCCTCCGTCCATTTTATTAAGGCACGGAGAAATTCCGTCAGCGTCGTAAATCCTTCCTTGGTTCGGATTCTCTCTTGTTTTTGTTTTCATGTAATTTCCTAGTTGGAAAACACTATTTTCTCCATCTGTTCCCGCGACAGGAAATATTTTTGATCTACCGTATCTTCTAAGATGGCCGATAGTATATATGCGCTCCCTGTTTTGCGGGACATACCATTTTGAGTTGATATTCTGCCATTCACAATCGTACCCAAGTCTGTCCATCTCAGAGAGGATTGATAAATAGTCGAGTCCTCTGTTTGAAGAAAGCATTCCCTTAACATTTTCATAGATAAGCCATTCAGGTCTGTTTTGCTCTTCTTGTTCTTCCAAGATTCTAAAAATTTCTCGTACAAGGCTTGATCTGTCTCCATCAAGTCCCGCCCTTCTTCCAGCGATACTAAAATCTTGGCATGGTGCTCCGAAACACCAGCACTCTGCTCTTGGAACATCTTTTGCATTGACTGATCTAATATCTTTTGCATACCATTCTCCATTCCTGTACTCCTCTTTTAATATTTCTTTCTGCCTTTTCCTTTGCGGAATTTCTGATAGTTGTTTTCTCTGTTCCTCATTCAGCAAGTGCATTGATGTATAACTGGCTGTTGCGAACTTATCAAATTCGCAGAATCCGACGCATTCATGCCCTGAAAGTTCAAGCCCTTGCCTAAAACCTCCAATTCCTGCAAAGAAATCTATAAACCTCATAAACTTTCCCCTTTTTTATTTTTTATAGAATCATTGATTCGATTTAATACAATACTGCTTCCTGCCTCGTGATAAAGTGGTGAATGCCAGTTGAACACTCGTTCCATCTATCCTCGTCAAAGTCTTTCACCTCGACGGTCTTCCCTACCCTGTAGACAAACGATTGATCCCGGCTGCTCTTTGCCTCTTCAAAGTGTTCTTTTCCGTCTATGCTTGTGATAGACAATACCTTGGCCTTGCTGGCTCTGCATTTTCTTGTTGTTGCTGAGGATCGCTTTGCATTTTCCTGTATTTCCAGCTCTACTATTTTTCCTTCTGCCTTTTTGTATCCGATATACGCCCCTTTTTCCGGGCATTGCATGGCATAATAGGCCGTTTGTTCGTTATATCTGACACCACGCAGGTGTGCATCACGCAGGTGTGCATCACGCAGGTTTGCACCACGCAGGTCTGCACCACGCAGGTCTGCATCACACAGGTTTGCACCTTTTAGATTGGCTCTTTCTCCTCCATTCCCTTCTAACCATTTTTTATGATTTTCTAAAATTGCATTAAATTCTTCTTGTGTCACTATCTTACACCTCTTTTATGAATATTTAGCTAAACAATATTAAATATTTATAAAAATAATTTTTTATACAATTATTATTCTATTCCAAAATGAATTTTTATTAATTCGATCATCTTTTTGTATTCACGTCCATACAAGGTATCTCCATGCGTTTTTTCTACCCTGTTATAAAACTCGTCCAGATTTCCATAAAAGCAGCCGCACGAAACATGAATCGCTCCATCTTTTGTTTTGAAAGCTGTGGTTGTTCTAAGCGCAGAGCCAAAACCACTCATAGAACAAATATCGGACGAATGTTTTATATCAGCATCGCCATAGACCCACGCATTGCCAGAGACCCGTGCATCGCCAGAGATCCATGCACTGCCTTCATGTGATAGATTTTTTTCAGATTCTATCCAGCCGCCAAATTCTCCTTCTTTTACATCTCCAAAATCGCGTAGCGCTTGTATACGGTATAACGTTCTGCATCCTACAAGTATTTTCTCATCTGTAAGTCTGTATTTTTTCATTTTTTAAATCCTTTTCTATAATTTGGAATAATATTTTATAAATTATTTATTAAACATAGTTTGAAAATTCTTTAATTCGTTCTAAAAACAGTCTAATACGTTCCTTTTAATTTATACTTTTATTAATTTTGTTCTTGTTGATTGGTCTTAAATGGTGGACCCTCTGGGACTCGAACCCAGGACAATCCGGTTATGAGCCGGGCACTCTAACCAACTGAGCTAAGGGTCCATAATTTCTAGTCGAAACTAGAAATATTTTAATATTTTTCATAAATATAACCATCTGAAGATGTATAATAAATATTTTTTATTCCTATATCTTTTATGGCTTGTTTACATGCTTTACATGGTTTTGCTAAAGCTGTTTTTCCATTTTTATGCTCTCTATAAATAAACATATTAACTTTTTTCCAATCTATTTCAATGTTTCTTATTTTCAATATGCTCATCATTTCAGCATGTAATGGATTTTTATATTTATCCGTATCAAAATTTCTATACTTGTTATAATATTTTTGTAACGGATTTTCTTTTTTAGTATTCCAACCAACCGAAAGAATTTTGTTTTTATATATTAAAACACATCCGATATGTATTCTAGGAAAATCGCTAAAATTACTAGCGTTTTTTGCCAACATGAAATATTTTTCTATTTGAGAATTATTCATCTCTCATCATCTACTACTTCACATTCTCCATATAAAATTAAAAGACATTCACCATTTTCTTCTTTTTGTTTTTCTGGATGTTCGCATTCTTTATAAATTTTATTATAATATTGACAATATATATTTGAATCACTTACATACGACATAGTTTATAAAATCCTCCACTGTTTTTTTATAGATTTCATTTATCTCTTGTTGGTTTTTAATTTTAATTGGTTTATGATTATTGATAATATAATCATAATTATAATTATTCACATTATTGTCAGAATTGTTTCCATAATCAATTTGTAACTTCTCTATTTCCGGTGATGTTATTAAAATTGTTTTAGCATGTAAAAATTCTACATATTTATCAATTTCTTTAGGTTCTCTACAATGAATAAATATGATATTATTATAATTTTTATTTTCTTTACAAATTTCACAAATTTTTTCTTTTGTTCTTGAAAAAGTGTATCCCTGTATATCAACCGCTTCTTTAAGTAAACTAAACATTTTTCTATTTTTTAATGTTTTTTCTTTGTTGAGTCCAAGATCATCAATGAATTTTAATAGAGGTTCCATTGTTGAAATGTTATGAACTAAATAATTTGATTCAGTTAAATGTTCTTTTACAATACTTACAAAAGTATCTTTACCTATTTTTGGTCTGCCATTAATAACGTAAAATTGATTCATTTTTTTTATTTTACCTTTCAATTTATGTTTGTAAACATTATATTATATAAAAAATTTTTTGTCAATTATTTTTTAATATTTCTAAAGCTTTTAAATATCTTTTTTCCAACTTTTCATTCCTTGTTTTATTTTGTATTCTTTCAAACACCAAATTGTGTTTAATATCTTCTATTTTTACTTTTTGAGCAATTGGATTAGAACAAATATTTTTTATATATTCAAAATAAGTATCATGTGTTGATCTCGTTAATAAAACCAATGGCTCTATTACTTCTTTTGGAAAATATCCTTCCAACTCTTCTTTGGATACGAAAGTATCTTCTAAAACATCGTGCAGGATTGCGACACAAATATCTGTTTCATTATTAAATTTTTCTGCTATGTGATATGGATGAAAAATATATGGAACATTACCTTTATCTTTTTGACCATGATGTGCCTTATATGCTATGTTTAAGGCTTTATTTATCATTTTGGTATAAATCATATTTACTGTCCTTTCTTTATATCGTCTACCACAGTCATTAAAGCATGAAAACTTTCATACATATTTTCATAAAGATTGGAAGATTCTTCATTTGTAGCCTTTGGATTTAAAAATGCTTCAACATCTTTTATTCCTTTTTTAGATAAATAAGAGAAAATATTAATATCGTCAACGGAATTAAATAATGATTTTACTTTCATATGAAACTTCCTTTATAATCATATTTACAAGTTTGTATAATGTAAAGGTAGTTTAAGGTTTCTACGATCTTCAGTTCTTAAAAGTGTTTACTCCCTTAAACTTACCTACAAACGTTTGTATACTTACTATAAAATATAAAATAATAAATGTCAAGCATAATTTAAAAATTTTTTTATAATTATAATAATATAAAGGATTTTATATAAATAATTAGAATATATTAATAAAAAAGAGTAAAATAATTATTTTAAAATTTGTCCAAACGAATATATAAATATATATAATATATATTATATAATATACACGTCTGTACAAATTTCATATTTTATATATAATTTAATCATGAATGTAATGAATGATTAAATTATATATAAAATAAAATAAATTAATATTTGAATGTAATGAAAATATTAATTTATTTTCAAATATATTATATTATATATTATTATATATTATTATATATTTTCTATTTACAAAATAAAAAACATATGATATAATCAAGTAAACAAACAACAAAGGAGGTGCGAATATGCAGGATCAATGGATTGAAATGTCTTATAATAGATATAACAGAGATAAAAATAAAGAAATTTTTAATATAGATTCATATAAATATTATTGCATTCATTATTACGATTTTAAAGAAGATAATTATGAAGATGATTACAATCCCTTACTAAAAGAAATAACTTATAAAGAGGTGAAACTTTTTCTTGAAAAATATTAATATTTTACAACTACAGGCCAAAGATGTTGTTTTTAATGATTATAAAGTAAAATCATTGAAAAGATATAGTGCTGTATTTGATTATTCTTTAGAAAGTATAAAAATGGAAGAAATTCATCATAAAGTTTTTAGAAATAATAAATTTATTTTTCAAGAGAACGGAAAAAATTATACTAATGACATTATTTCAATTGCCTTTGATTATCGTCATAAGAATTATTCCATATTTGAACTTAGAAATAAATTATATAAAGATGGCTTCTATTGTGAGGGGAAACATTATGTTAGATACAAAAGATCAAGTGGAAGTGCCAGAGTTGGTAAATGTTTATTTATTCGTGAAGAATTATATTATCCAATGATGAAATGGTCTAATATGGGTTTATCTTTCAAGAAAGACAGTGAAGTAGATTTAGCTTCTATGGAGGCTTATATTGCTTTGACCACGTCAAGTATTATAGGTACTATACAAATTTATCCAGAAAATATTTTATTAATAGATGACTATGAATCAATTTTCGAAGATGAGGCTGTAGTTGTAGAAGTTGAAAATAATAAACTTCGTGCTAATAATAAAAAAACTATTATTAAAAATTCTATTTGGGATGGTCAAAGTTTATTAGATGAATCTTTGTTTAATGGTGAATACAAAGATAAAGGAATGCTATTGTTAAGAAATCGTTTCTTCAAATCTTGTTGTTTTAATACAAAAATGCAAAAATTTTTCAAAGATCATAAAATTACTTCAATAAATCAGTTAAAAGGAAAAACAATAGCAAAAGATATTTCTCAAATCAAACTTATAACTACTCCTTCCAGTATTAAATTTTTAAAATTTGGAACTTATGATAACTTTTTAGAAAGAATGGATTCATTGTTTGGTGTTGTTAAATATGATAAAAAAACACATTTTATGGAGGGCGAATTAGTACAAACTCATTATCAACTATTGAATACATTAGAATTCACAAGAGAAGACATGGAAAAATTTTTAGAAGATTCTTTTGATTATTTAAAAAAATTAAAAAGAGATTTAAGTGTATTTAGATATCAATTAAAAATTAAAAATAATATATTAAATAGATTTCAATTACAATCAATGAATGATTTTATATATCAAATGTTAATTTTAAATGATGATATTAAAAAAACATCCATGTTTTACAATTTCAAAAAAGAATTTATAAGAGCTTATATTGCCAATATGCGGAAAGGTCATATTCTTGTGAATGGTAATTATTCTACGATGATGGGTAATGGGTATGAAATGTTATTAGAATCCATTGGTAAATTTTTAGGAGTAAGTGTGATTGAAAAAGAGCATGTAATGACTGTAAGATTCCCTTCCGAAAAAAAATTATTAGGAATTAGAAGCCCTCATATAACAATGGGGAATATATGGGTAGTTAAAAACAGAATTTATTCAGAATATTTAAAATATTTTAATTTAAGTGAGCAAATTATTTGTGTGAATGCAATAGAAAGTAATTTACAAAATAGATTAAATGGCTGCGATTATGATAGTGATAGTATTTTAGTAACTGATAATAAAATTTTAGTTGAAAAAGCTAAAATGAACTATGATAAATTTTTAGTTCCGGTACCAAATATACCTTCTACCAAAATTAAAAGGTATAATAATTATAATCATAAAAATGATTTAGACGACAAAACTTCGGTGAATAAAATAGGGGAAATAGTTAATTATTCTCAAGTATTAAATTCTTTTTTATGGGAACTAAAAAAAGAAGGCAAAGATTATAGTAGTGTTTATAATGATATTTGCATATTAGCTGTAATGAGTGGTATAGAAATTGATAAAGCTAAAAAAGAATATTCGATTAATAATGAAATGGCATTAAAAGAATTGAAAACTAAATATAAGTATATTATTGATAAAAAACCTATGTTTTTTAGTTATTTACCAAATAAATTTATTTTATTCGATCAAGAAATTTTATCAAAATGTTATAGAAACTATGAAACCTCTATGGATTATTTAGAAAACTCTATAAACAAAAATCAAAAAAAAATTAGAGCGCCTAAAGAAGAAAAAATAACGATTGGTGAATTAGTTAATAATAATGATTACATCATTGAAAGGAAAGATAAAATAAAAGCTAGGAGAGTAATTAAAGAGTGCGAGATATTAAAAAATAAAAGTGATTTAGTATGGAGCAATCCTACTTTAAGTTCTCAAGAAAAATATTTTACTACTTTAGAATTACAAGACGATTTTATTAAGAAAATAAAAAATAAAAAATTAACAAAAGAAGTTATATGTTTTATTCTTAAAAATCTTTCTACTAAAATACAGAGGAAAATGTTATTTACTCTTTATCAAACGAATCCTCAACAGGTAGAAGATTTATTAATGGATAAAAAGAAAAAAATAGAAATAATAAAAAGAGATGATGATGGCGATATTATTTTATATCAAAAAAAGTTTAAAAAAATACAAAAACAATAATATTTTTGTGCCATTTAGTACATTTGTTTTCCCTGAAAATGGATGAATTCATCTATATAAAGCATGTTGTCAATAACGGTTATTATAGGAGAGAAAGGAATTATTATGAGAGAATTAAAAAGAGACGAATTAATATCTATGTTATCTATAAAAAGTGGCGTTACAAAAAAAGAAACTGAAAAGATTTTAAAATCTTTGGATTTTGTTGTTTATAATTCTATTATTCGTGGTTTTATGGTTAGAATTCCTGGCATAGGAAAATTTGAACCTAAACCAGTAAAAGAAAGAAAAGAAGCTCGTAATTATGGTGGGAAAGATTTCTTAGGAAATGATATTATTATTCCACCCACTCCAGCTTTTTGCAGACCTTCTTTTAGTTTTGTTAACCAATTTAAACAAAAAGTCAAAGAAGCAACTACTGGAAGAGTTTATGAAAGAAAGGAAGATAAAAATGGCTAGGCCATTAAGAGAAAAAGAGTTATATAGAGCAATTACTAAGCACGCAAAAAGTAATGATATAAGACAGGGAGAAAAATATTATAATGCTCTGTTTTCTGTTATTGTATCAGAACTATCAGCTGTTGGCGAAATTAATTTGCCTAAAGTTGGTAAGTTATTAACTCACAGAACAGGTGGAGAAGAGAAAACTTTTAGAAATCCATTGACTGGTGAAACTTTTACTAAATTTGTTGAACCAGGATATTTAATTAGTTTTCAATGTTCTAATCAATTAAAAGAACTAATTAATGGGAAAACTAAAAAACCATTGTCCAAAAGTGACCCTAAATATCAAAAGTTGAAAAGAGATATGGAAAAATATAAAGATTTACAAGCACAAACGGACATATTAAAAATGTTGGACGAGTTACAAAACGAAGAAAAGGAGGAATCTTAATTATGGAGATAAATAATGATTCTTCTATTTTTTCTAAAATTTTTAATTTAACTCAGAGTGTAAGAAAAGGCGAAATTACATATGAGGATTATGCTTCTTTATTGGATAGTAATTATTCTATAGATACGTTGCGTAAGTTTTCTTATGTTTTTTCTGAAATTTTTTCGAATATAGATCAAGAAAATATAGACTTATCTACTGAATTAAAAGATTTAAAAGAAGAAATAATTAAAGAACGACAAAAGCTACAATTAGTCAGAACTGATTATAATGCTTCTATTCGTTATGATGCAAGAAAAGAATTATTTAATGAAATGGTTTTAGATTCTATAAATAAATTAAAACCTATCGAAGTAAAAAAAACCGTCTTTTCTAATAGAACTCCTGAGAAAACAGGAGTTTTGTTTATATCTGATGAACATTATGGGAAAGATTTTAAACTTTATGGATTTTATAATGAAGTCGTGAATGAATATTCGCCTAAAATATTTAAAGAAAGAATGTGGAATCTTTTATCAAAAATTAATAATGATATTTTTGATATGGGATATGAAAAATTAATAGTGTGTGATTTAGGGGATAATATAGAAGGAATTTTAAGAGCTACAAATTCATTGCGTAAATTAGCAGTAGGAGTAGTTGATTCAATAATAGAATATAGCGAATTTATTTCTATATGGTTGAATGAATTATCTCAACGTTTGGAAATACCAATAGAATATCATTTAAATGGAGGAAACCATGATATTTTAAGAATATTAAATTCTAAACCTGATTTCGATGAAGAAAATGTAGGTAAATTAATAAATCACTATATAAAATTGAGATTAAAAGATAATAAAAATATTTTAATAGGCTCTTATTCTGATATTGGTTGTCATAATTTGTACGGTGTTAATATGTTAACCTATCATGGGGCTGGTAAAGATTTGAGTTCTGAAATCTCTTTCTTTGAAAATTATTATCAATTAGATATAGATTTATTAGTTTGTGGGCATTTACACACTGAAAAAGAAATAGCTTTAGGAAGTGGATATTTAGGTAACAGATTGGGTATAGTTTGTCCTTCTATTATGGGCCCAGATGATCATAGTAAAAAAATCAGAAAAACCAGTAGACCCGGGGCTAAATTTATTTTATTTAGCAAGGATGGAATTGATTTAGAAAAAACATACTATTTATGAGAAAAGGGTAAACGGAGGATAAACAATGGCCACAAAAAAGATAAAATTATTAGATAATTATTGTGTTTATTGTGGGAGAGAACATGCGGTTGAAGATTTTTATAAATCTTTTAATCCTTATCATACTAGTGGATATATTCCATATTGTAAAGAAAGCGCGAGAAAAATTTATGATAATTATTTGGTGAAAACAGGTAATGTTGAATCTGCTTTATGGTATACATGTTCTGAAATTGGAATACCATTTATAACAAAAGTATATAAAGCTGTATTAGAAAGAGTGAAAAACTTAGGTCCTGGTAAAGATTATAATTATATAGGAATTTATATTACTTTTCTACACAGATTAAAAACTAAAGTGGATAAATGGGATACTTTTTATAGAACCGATGTTTCTTTAGACCAAGTATCTAGTGTTTCTAAAAGTGAAGAAGCAATAAACAAAGAAGCACAAAGACTGGAATTAGATTGGGGAAAACAAACTGTAGAAGATTACCAATTTTTGGAATATAGATGGGATGTATATATGGAACGTTTCAAAGATGTAGAGGTTCCTCCCGCGCAAGAGACTTTATATAGACAATTATGTTTGGTTGAATTACGTAAAAGAAAAAAAGAGGAAAAAGAAGAATTAACAGATAAAGAGCAATCTATGATATTAAATTTGATGAAAATATTAAAAATAGATAATTTTTCCAATAATGATGAAAAAACATTGGTTGAATCTCTTTTAGAAAGACAAATTTGGGAACAAGAAAATACTGATCCTTGTGAAATAGTTGATAAAGAAAAATATAGAGATTATTGCGACATAGAAAAAAAATGGGGCAAAAATATTTTAAGAGCTGTAAAAAATTTATTGGTAGGAAATCGAGAATATCCTTCTATTACAGAGATGGAAGATGAAAAACAATGAATTTAAGTGGGATAATTAATGAAAGATTAAGGAAAAGAAATAAGAAAACTAAAATTTTATCTGAGCAAGAAAAGAAAGAAAATATTATTAAATGGGCAACATTTTATAGAAGAAATATGAACATATATGCAGAAAGAAGATTGGGTATCAGATTGCATCCTTTTCAACATATTATGATTTATTTGATGAGTATTAGTCAAACTTTTTTTGCGATTTGTACTCGTGGTATATCTAAAACTTTTATAGTTGGATTGTTTGCTGTGTGTGAAAGTATGCTTTACCCATATAGCGAAGTTGTAATTACTGCGACCACGATAGCACAAGGTGCGGTTATGGTTAAAAGTAAAATAGAAAACGAAATTGTGAAAAAGCTTTCACCTTTGTTACTGTATTTATATGAAAATAATCAAATAAAATTTTCTTATAATGACAATGAGATTAAAGTTGAATTTCTTTTTAATGGTTCTATTATTAGAGTGTTGCCAAGCGGAGATCAATCTCGTGGTTATCGTGCTACCGTTTTAATTTATGAAGAATGTAGATTATTAAAGAAAAATATGGTAGACTCAGTTTTTTCTCCCATGTCGCATCCAAGACAGGCTAAATTTATGACAAGAGAAAAATATGCGGGAGATAAAAGATGGCAAGAAGAAACTATATCTATTTATATTACATCCGCTAGAATGAAATCAGAGTGGTTTTGGACAACATTCAAAGAAGTTGTCCAAAAATGTTATAATAGCAAAAGGATAGTTGAAAATTTCTTTGCGGCAGATATTTATACAGCTATTGAATATGGTTTAAAAACGAAAGCTGATTTTGAAAAATCTAAATCTCAAATGAGTGAACTAGATTTTAGAATGGAAATATTAAATGAAATGATAGGGGAAGCAGAAAATGCTTTTTTTACATTAGAAATGTTTCGCAATAATCAGGTTTTAACAGTTCCTTTTGTTCCTCCTAATGTTAGGGATATATTAGGAGGGGAAGATGATTATATAAAAGAAAAAGCAATTAATGAATATAGGTTGCTTTTTATAGATTTTGCTTTCGCTAATACGACAACCAATCAAGAAAACGACAATAGCATTTTAGGGTGTATGTCTTTATTTTATAAAAATAAGAAAATTTATAGAAATGTTGATTATATTACAACACACCCTGCAAGTGATAGCCCAGGGATGGAGAAAAAAATTAGAGAATTTTATTGGGATTATAATGCTGACTTTATCGTGATGGATTAATTAAGGTTCCTTTTTATGGTAACATAAATCGAATAACGCATTTAACTGCTGGAACACCCTTAGAGATTTATAAACTACAACGTGACAGTGAAATAATGTGAGCGTGAATGTTAAAAATTATAAATATTGGGCAATCAGCAACCAAGCTCCGAACAGGAGAAGGCTCAACGACTATCGAAAATTCTATATGGAAGAAGTAGAGTACATCATAAGCGATTGATGATGGAAACGGTGCGCTTTATTTTTTAATAAAGAAGATATAGTCTAACCTTATGTGAAAGCATAAGAAAAAGTGTAGCGAGCTTTTGTAATAATAATGTAGTAGTATTGCTTTGAAAAGGTGAGTGATATGAAATTATATGAAATTTTAGATGGAAAGAAAAAGGAGAAATCTTTTTCGTGTATTTACATGTGGGAAAATTTATATAATAAAAAAAAATACATTGGACAAACTCAAAATTTTTATACCAGAATGGCACAATATTCATATAAAGGCGGCAATATTTATTTGAATCGTGCAATAGAGAAATATGGGATAGATAATTTTGAAATTACTGTATTAGAATATGTGTCTAAAGAATATTTGGATGAAAGAGAACAATATTGGTTAGATTTTTATAAATCTTATTTATTTTCAAATGGGTATAATATATGTCGATATGCTAGTAGTACGCGCGGATATAAGCATACTCAAGAAGTGAAAAATAAATTAAGACAGATGAAAATTGATAACCCAGTTCGTCTATGTGGAGAAAAGAATCCAATGTATGGTAAAAAGCATTCATTAGAATGGAAAAAACAACAGTCTGAAAGAATGAAAGAAAAATGGGAAAAAGATGAAGAATATAGGAAGTTTTGGCATGAAAAAATGACAGGGGAAAATAATTATTTTTATGGAGTTCATTTAACAGGTGAAAAAAATCCTATATTTGGTAAAAAACATTCAGAGCAGACGCGAAAAAAGATTTCGAATTCAAAAAAAGGTAAGTTTTATGGTAAAACGGTTAAAATACAATGCGTGGAAAGCGGACAGATATATATTAGTATTTCTCAGGCAGCTAAAGAGTTAAATGTAAATATCAACGCTATATACGCAATATTAGATAAGCCTAATAGAACTTGCAAAAAATTACATTTCATCAAAATTTAATATAGATTACTACATTTTCGCTTCGTAACGGTGGAGAAGTGTTGTATAACAATTTAACCAATCTATATAATCATCCCGAAAGAGGGAACGCATGGAACCCTCATGGGTTTACTGTGTCGAATGAAATCGGAATACATGTTGTTCCTGACACTAAATTAGCAGATTTAAGAAGTCGTTCTATTGACAGAGAAGCTATTCCAGCAATTGTTCCGATTATTGGAACATCTGATTTAAATAGTATGATGTGGATGGATTTGCAGTTGCGATTGCGCAATAAAGAAATAAGATTTTTAGTTGATGAAATGGAGTATCAACAAATTTTAGAAGAAACTTCAAGATACTTTAAAATGACTTCTGAGCAACGCATAATAGAAAGATTGCCTTATATCCAAACATTACTATTGGTTAATGAAGCAATAAATCTTTCTCCTTCTTGGAAGGATGGAAAAGTTAAATTGTCTGAGCCGAGAAGTGGAATGAAAGATAGAATTGTGGCATGTTCTTATGGAAATTGGATAGGAACATTATTAGAAAATAAACTTTCAAAGGAAGATAATTATGGAGAAATGGATATTTCTCAATATCAATTGGTTTTTTAGGGGGTGAGAGAATTGAGCAATGATAATCAACCATTAACAAAAGAACAGGTTTATGATGTTCTTCAAATGGCGCAAAGTATGTATGGTGTTGGTTCTATGTATGGTATTCAGGGTGCTTATACGCCTGAATTATCTAATCAAGTTCTTTTGAATTTGAATAACAATGCTTTAACACCAACTTATAAGAGGATATTGGAAGCATTAGCAAATTATAAAGAAAGACAACATGAAACACAAGCATTTAGCGAATTTATGGAAAAATTCGATATGATTTATGCAAGAGCGGTGGAGTATTATTCTAATTTACTTGCTTTTGATTTGCGCTATTCTTGTATAAATGCTTCTGAGAATGATTATGTTGATGGAACAGTTGAAAAAGCAAAAAGCTATGTTAATAAATTTTTAAATAGTTTTAATTATAAATCAGAATTTCAAAAAATAACCAGAGAAGTTCTTAGACATGAAACGTGCTATGTGTGGTTTAGGTCTGATTTAGCAACAGGAGATAAGAATCCCAAATTTGCAATTCAGCTTCTACCCCAAGATAGATGCAAATTAACAAGATATTGGGAAAATGGTTTATTATTTGATTTTGACATGACTTATTTCTTAATGCCTGGTGTTGATATAAACGGATATGACCCTGTTTTTAAAAAATATTTCAATGAGGTATTTATAAGCGATACATTTAAAAATTATATACCTTCTAATCAGTTTAGTAAAACGGGAAATTTTGCATATTGGATACAAACAACGCCACCAGATGGAGCATGGGTTTTTAAGCGTGATATGTCTAATTTTGTTGAAGTCCCGTTTTTGGCACCGTTTTTAAAAAATGTTATTAGGAATGATGAAATTAGAAAGTTGCAATATGATAAAGATTTTCAAAGTGCTTATGCAATTCTCGCTGGTGAAATGAGGATGTTTGATAATGCAAAATCTGGCACACAGAAAGACCAATTTTCTGTTGACCCAGGCACATTAGGAAAATTGTTATCATTAGTAAAATCTGGATTAAATAATAATATTAAATTAGCTGCTATGCCTGTAGAAAAACTATCGTGGTTGCAATATAAAGATGATAACCCTGATATGGTTGATACTTATTATAAAAATTCAGTAGCCCCAGCAGCTAGTGCAAGTCGTTTAATTTATTCTACTGATAAAATGAGCAATATGGAAATTGAAAATGCTTTAATGTCAGATTATCAGGTTGTGGCAAAATTATATTTACAATTTAATATGTTTTTAAATTATTATGTAAATAGATATTTAGCGACTAAAAGAATTAAACTACGTTTTGATTTTCGTTTTGAAGGAAGTATTTTCCCGTTTGAGAGGAAAAATAGGCAAGACCAAATTATGGCGTTGGCAGACAAGGGCATAACCTTAAACCCTTCTGCTTTTGCAAGTGCATATGGATATACGCCTATGGAATTTGAAAACATGCTCAATGAGTCTTATTATAGTGATAGATGGAATAAATTGGTACATCTTATTTCTATTCATACCATTGGGCAAAATAAAGGTGGTAGACCCATGATAGACAATGGAGATTTAACTCCGTCAGGAGAAGCAAACAGAAATAGTTAAGGAGGTGGGTTTATGTTAATTTCAAAAGAAACCAGTGATGCTTTGGATTTGTTGTATGGGCAATTTTTTGATTTAAATGCTACATTAGATGTTGTTGCTTCAACCTTGCAAAATGATTTTTCTATGCCTAAAGCGGCAGACATTGTTCATCATAAAATCAGTCATTTAATGCCATTGTTAGCGGATAAAATTAGTGAAATTAAGGACAATTATAATATTCGCTCTATTCGTCCAAGTGTCCATGAAGACCGTCGGGAATATAGTGATTTATATGTAATGTTTCAAACTGTTTTAGATGAATTTGAAAGCACTTATAAAATGATTGTTGCTGTTCAAGAGGTTTCTATTAAATCAGGAGATAAGAATGTATTAAATGATTTACAGCGTTTTATGTGTGTTTTTAATAAGGTAATGGGACAGATTTATACCCTGCGAGATAAAGCAGAACAATTACCAAGAGATTTTGATACTTATGATGCACATATTGATAGATGGGGCATTGTTGGAGTGGATTTAGAAAAGGAGTATGGTGATTAATGATAAGAGGGACTCCTATAAATCTGGAATTTTATATACCTGTTTCTGATATGGAAATTGGTTTTTTTTTACAACAAAATGGTTATCTTCCTTCTTATGGTGATTCAAAATATTTATATTTTGAAAAAATCCAGGAAGTTCAAGATATATTGAATAAACTTAGGAAAGGAGGGGAGTAAAGTTGATTAAAACAATACAATCTTTTTCTATCCAAGTTATTGATAAATACGATGGGGATGATAATGCTGAAAATGCAATTATCAGGTTAAAATTTTTAAGTGACGGTGATAATTCTCATCATTTAATTATTCCACCTAATGTATTAAAAAAATATGCCTCTACCATCTTAGGAAAATACATTGTGGCTAAATATGATAGATTTAGAGAAGATGTAAGAGGACACGCAATAGATGAAGTGATAGTTGGGTATATTCCTCCTGATGCAAAAATCACTTTTGAAGATAGTGATAATGGTACTTTTGCTGTAGTTGATGGTGTTATTTCTAAATTATATGCTAATGATGTTTATGAAATGTATAAAAATAATGGAAATGAAAGAGCCGTGAGTGTAGAGTTGACAGTTCAATATGAAGACGGAGACAATAGGAATCCAGTATCTAGTTTTAATATTACAGGAGTTACCTTGTTAGGTAAGGATATTGAGCCTAGTTGTCGACTCGCTACTTCTTCTATTGTGAAATTTAGCATAGAACAGGCAACCAGAGATTATATAAAATATCAAAAATTACATGAATTAGTGAATTTTGCAAATGATAGGAGAAAATTAATGGAAGGTAAGATTTATAAGATTGATAAATCTAAAGAATCTATTTCTGATACTCCATGGGGAGAGGTAGACAAAACAGAATTAAGAAATAAAATTATGAAAGCATCAAATAGGGCTAGTTTGGTAAAAGACGTATACATGGACGTTGAAGAAGGATGGGAAGATGCACCATCTGGAAAATTAAAATATCCTGTTATGGAATTAAAAGATGATACTTTTGTTTACAATCGTGGCGGTTTATCAAGCGCATTGGGGTATGCTAAAACAGAAGGAAATAAAGATGTTGTAAATAAAGTTGAATCTATTTACAAAAAATTAGACCTAGATGATGGGAAAGGCGGGGATAAAAAAATGGAAGATGCTAAAAAACTAGCTATTGAAGGACGTGAAGCATGGGGCGAAGTAATTAAGGAAGTTCAGTCTCATGAAGGCAAAAATGTCTATGTAGATAGTATTGAAAAAGACCATATTATTTATACAAAAGATGGTGTAAGGTATCGTGTTGAAGCAGATGTCGAGGTTGGTAAAGATGACAAAACAGTAAAAGCTGATATTAAATGGGATACAATTAAGAAAGACAGAGTTCAGAAAATGCAAAAAGAAGAAATGGATGATGATATGGACGATTGTGATTGTGAAGATATGTCCATTGAAAAAGCCATGGAAAAGATTAAAAAATTAGAAAAAGAAATCAGAGAAAAGAAAAATATTATCATGGATATGCAGGAAGAAAACAAAACCTTGAAAGAGTTCCGCAAGACTGTAATGGAAAAAGAAAAGGTTGCTTGTGTAAATGATACCATTGAGGAACTTAAAGATTTTGTTTCTCCTGAAGAAATGGAAGATTATCGCAAGTCTGGCCTTGCCTGTGACCCTCGAGAGATGGAAGGTTGGAAAAATATGGTAAAGGCAAAAGCATTTGAGGTAGTTAAAGACACTAAACGCACAAAGATGAAAAAGAAAGATGGAATTATGAGTTTTTCATCTCCCGTTTCTAGCAGTTTTGGTTTTAGTGTATGGGAAAGACTTTAATATAAATAAGGAAAAGGAGAATTATTATGGCAGATAAAACACATGGCGTTATTAATACAATGCACTGTACTTGTATGAATGTTGATGCTTACAAGGCAGTTGGAATTGCGACCACGAATATCGACAATGGCGTTGCGGTTGTTTTGGGGGATATTAACAAAAACACAACTGGTGATATTGAAGGTTTTGAGTTTACGGTAACACCGGCTACCGCGTCATCTTATAATATTTGGGTTGTAAGGACACCAGAAGTTGGGACAACTTTAGAAATGAATATCCTTGATGACCCCCGCACATTTTATAATGAAGCTGGTAAACCTATGTCTTTATGCTTTATGAATCCCAAAGTGGATGTTATTGAAGTAGATGCGAATTGTTTCGTAAGCGGTTCTGCGCCTTCAGACCAACCCACTTATAAATTTGTAACTATTGGTGCGAATGGTAAATTTGCGGTTGCGCAAGCTGCACCTGCTTCTGGTGCTTATTTCTCTATTGTTGGCAATCACTTCTTTGATATTGGTGGAGAGCTAGTACCAAGCTATGTATTGCGTTGCGAAAAGAATTTTGAAGATAAGGAAGGAGCTGGTGCGTAATGAAGATGTTTTCAGATGAAATTATGACATTTGCAAATGGCGATATTAGTTATTTTGCCGCTTTTAAAGATTATTACAATCATTATAATAAAGTTAATATGGCTCGCTCTCTTGGAGATTATGACCCCAATTATAGTCTGGGCGAAAAATCAGAGAAAATTTCTAATGCGTTTTTCCGTGAGGTTGAAAAGCGGTCTAAGGTAGAGAGGGACGAGTTTAATAAGGATTCTTGGGCAACCAATCCAAATGTTTTTTGGGCTGCAATGTCTGTCTTAAATGCAACTATTAACTCTGTTCTACCAGCATCTATTAACCCTACTCTTGGTTTATATACAGACCTACGCTATGTCGGATATGGAGACATTGTTAATTTTAAGATTAAACCAAGGACACTATACACTGTAAGCAAGGGCGCTCATGGTGAACGTGTAACTTTCCGTCAAAAGAAGTATGATGGCAATTTACAGCTAATGCCTATTGAACATATTATTACTACTTATGTTGATATGTATAAAGTATTAGCAGGTAAGGAAGATTTGGCTGAGTTTGTTCGTCTTGTTGTATATAGCATTGAGACTGAAATGAGCAAGGAAGCAATCTCTGCTCTAACAACTGGTATGGCACAGGGTTCTTATCCTAGTGAGTTAAGCATTACTGGTGCATTTAGCGCTGAAACTCTAGTTACTCTAGCAGAAAGAGTAGAGGCGTATAACTTTGGTGCCCGTCCAATTATTGCTGGCCCTGCTACTGCGTTGATGAAAGTTCCTACTGATTCTAGCATTAATATTCATGGCATTTTCAATGCTGATGCAGGACGAATTGGTCTGGTTAAAGACTTCTATGGATTTGACCTGCTCCGTTTACCACAGGTTGCGACTGGTAATTATAGCGATTTTGGTCTTGCTCTTGACCCTGATACTCTATATGTTATTAGTCCTGCTATGGATAAGCTGGTTAAGGGTGTTGTTTCTACTACATTAACAAATTCTAATCAGTTTTATGATAATGCTGATATTACACAGAACTTTACAATGCGTAAAGACTTTGATTTTGCTTTTGTATCAGCTGCATGGGGTGGCATGTATAAAATTACTGACTAAAAATATTTCATATGGAAGGGATATATTTCCCTTCCATATATTATTACATAGAAAGAAAGGAATATAAGGAATGGCTAGTGAAGATATTAAGAAAGAAAATTCTGTAACAGAGGAAAAATCCACAAAAACCAAGAGAACCACAAAGAACCATGAAACTGATATGCTTAAAAAAGAGATTGAAGAATTAAAGAAAAAGTTGGAATCTCAAATGAGTTTAGTTTTGGAGTTAAATGATAAAAGAGAGGAAAAGAATGAGAATGTTCCAAAGGAGAAAAAATCTCGTGAAAGAAATATCCCTTTTATTAATTTGACTTGTGGGACGCTCAATTTAAAAGGGCATCGAATTTATTCTTTGAGTGGACAATTCTCACGCAGAAGTTTCCCAGAAAAAGAAGCTAGAGAAATTGTAAATAATACTCACAATGCGATTGTTGGTGGTTTGGTATATATTGCTGATTCAGATTTTGTAGAAGATAATGATTTATCTTACGCTTATGAAGGGTTATTTTCTGATTCAGATTTAAAGAGCTTATTAGATAAGGATATATCTTATGTTATTGAGATGTATAAAGCTGCTTCTAAAGAGCAAAAAAGAATTATTTCTGATATGGTTGCCCAAAAGGTTATGGAAAAGAAATATATTGATGCTAATATTTTGATTCAGCTAGGAGAATTAACAGGAATCAACTACATGGATTTGGAGCCTATTCAAACAGAGGGGGAATAATGAATGGGAACTTCTTTCGATGAAATTATAGATATTGCTCTTGTTATTATTCGTGATTATAAAATTGATTGGATATATAATAAAGATATGTCTATTTTCCAGGAATATATGGATGGTTTTTTGATAAGAGCAGTATACGACTTTCATGATTGTTTGAAATCTTTGGATTACGATTCTAATTCTCGTTCATTTTTCTTAATTTTAAGCAATGTAGAAAAGGTTATTTTATCTGATTATTTGGTTTATGAGTGGTTTAAGAGTTTAACAAATGATACACGGTATGTAAACTTACATCTTAATGACTCTGATTTCAAGCATTATGCTGAAAGCAACAATTTGAAAGAGAAAAGTGAATATTTAGACAGAATGAAAGAAAAAATTGCAAAAGACATTACAGAGTATAAACTTGATAATTTGGATTCCCTACCTTATTATAAAGATTTAGTAAAATAAGGAGGTAGGTTTTATGCGTAAGGAAAATAAAGAACGAATTATTGCAAGTTTATATAAAATTTTACCATTGTATGAAGAATATCCCAATAGTTCATATATGGATTATTTAGAAACTATTATTCCTATTTTTAAGGGGTATGTAAAGATGAATCTAATAGATATAGAAGTATTGGGCAGTATTGTAGGGCTGTATGAGAGTGGGTCTAATATTGAACATAAAATGGTAAAGAGAATTGTAATGCGTGCAATACATTCTGTAAACGAAAAAGGACGAAACAACAATGAGCTTGAGATTTTATAATAATTATATAAGCGAGATTGCTGTTAATCCCAATCATAAATACAGAGAAGATTTACAATCTCTTATTGATGCACAATGGGATAATACTACTACCGTGTATACTATAAAAGAAGAAACTCCATTCCGTCATTTTAAATTTTGTGAGATTGAAGCTCGTATTAATCATGTTATTGATGAAGTAACAACTGGACGAAAAGATGGCAACGATTTTAGGAAACTAATTTTTCGCAGTTTAAATCATTGTGTAGAGCAGGGAAAATATTATAATTTCGACAATAATTATTGGCTAACTACATTCAATGATGAATATAATTCTGTTGTTAAATCAGTGATTGTGCGTCGTTGTAATAATTATGCTAAATATATTTCTCCTGATAATGGTGCATTAATTACAATTCCTTGTATATTAGATTATACTGCAAGTTCTCCTAGTCCACAAGTTTCTGGTGATATTATTACTCCTAATAATCATATTGTAATGATAATTCAGGGAAATGATAAAACTATTAAGTGGAAGGTTAATCAAAGATTTCTATTTAATCAACGCCCATATAAAATTACTGGATATAATAACTATATGCAGGACAATTATGTTGACAAGAATACGCCACTATTATATTTTGATTTGTTTTTAGATGAAATTCATCCTGATGATGATTTAGAAAATAATGTTGCTAATACATTACAATATGTATATACAATTGATTTATTGGATAAAAACTTTGAACAAGTAACAGGATATAAAGGGACTTTGCAAGCAGAAGTAAAATGTAATGGAGAAATTGTTGACAGAGAATTAGTGTGGTGTTCTTTGGATGGAAATTCAACAGTTGATAATAATGGGAACTTTGAATTAGTGGGAAATCCAGGAACGACAGCGCAGATTAAAGTAAGCTTAAAAGGCAATCCTTTAGTTAGCGATATTATAGATATTTCAATAGCAGCCTCAGCTCCAAAAGAATATTCAATTGTTGTAACGCCAGATATTTCACAAATTAAGCAAAACACTACACAGAAAATTTCTGTGTTTGTATATCTTGATGGTGAAAAGACAGATGAAGAAGCAAGTGTAAAAATTGATAATAATGGGCTTGAGGATGATTATTATAGATTTGTGAATGAAGGAAATAATCAATTTTTGTTACAGTGTTTATACCCTTCCTCTATTCCTTTGAAATTGGTTTGTGTGTTTAAGAATGTTACTTTAGTAAAAGAAATTAAATTACTTCCCTTGTTTTGAATAGGAGGGAGAAAAAATGACTTCATGTATATCACCTAAAAATGCTTTCAATCAATTTTCTTCCCTTCCTTCTATTCCTTATTTGATTATTGAAAAACTAATGGAAAATGAAAATATATGGAAGATATTAAAATACCCCACTTATGATTGTTTGTCTGAAAACAATTTAACTTTAGATGAAAAGTCTAATATGATTTGGAAAAATCAAGAAAAACAAACAGATTATAATGTGTTTTTAACTCCATTAGTTGAGGATATGATTTATGATTCTACAACCATTTTAAAATGTTATAGATATTATAATGTTCCTACTAATCATTTAAATGCAGTAGTGACTTATGAAATGGATATTTTATATGGGGGGAAAATAAGCTTAATTGAGTATAATGGTATTCCTTGTAATCGTTCAGATGTAATGGAAATGGAAATAATGAAAACATTAAACGGGGCTGATGTTGGAGGGATAGGTTATTTTCAGTTTAATAGGGAACTTTCATCTTTTTGCCAGTCAAGAATGGTATTAGGTAACGATAAAACATTTACAGGAACATCTATTATAATGGGCACAAATTTGAGCAATATTAATGGTGGGAATTGTTGTGACTAGAGAAGAAATAGAAGAATTAATTGAGCAATATGTTCCTTTTGATAGACCTATACCATATAAAACAAGAGCAAAAGAAACGATATTGATTTATCCAGTTTTGGTGAAAGATATAAGAGAGTTTGAAGCAGGACAGGGAATGTTACATATTGATAAAAATGTGTCTGCTAATGTAGAAATTATTCAAATGTCTTATTTAAAATATTTATATTCTCTGTTTTTGACCTTTGCTACAAATGGCGAGTTTTCATTGTTAGAATCTTTTCAAAATATGATGAAGATTTGTTTACATCTTGAAATTCCAAGTCAAAAATTAGTGAATTTTTTTTCTTTGGATTTACAAGGTTCCTTTTGGCGCAGGAATAAAAGAAACGATATTTATTTAGATATTGATGGAATTATAATAACTTCAAAAGATTTTGATGATATTATTAGAATTATATTGTATCAAAATATAGAAGATTACGATGACCGAGTGGTGAGTAATGATGTAAAACAATTATATGCTGATTATATGAGATTGAAAAATAAAAATTCGGTACATGTTCCATTAGAAAAGAAATTTTTAGCAATTATGGGAGAAACAGGGTATAAAAAAAAAGAAATTTTGAATTTAACAGTGCGTGATTTTTATGGTTTGTTTTCTTTAACTGTTGACAAAATTGACTATCAAATTAGAGAAAATGCTCGGATACAAGGTGCTAAGTTTAAAACCAAGCCTGAGCATTGGATTATAAAAGATAAAAAAGACAAATATGCTGAAATTTTTGTTGGTGAAAAAGAATTTACAAATAAACTTTCAAAAGTTTCAAAATAATAAAATGGGAGGATAATATTTATGGCAAATTATATTTTAGCTGGTGTTGGTAATATTGATTTGTATAACCAGGGCGATTTAATTGCTACATCTAAGACATTAACAGAGAGTAGTATTTCCGTTGAGGTAACAGGAGAGGATGTTCGTGGTGGACAGTCCAATCCACTATTGGGACGTTATTTCCATGATTCCTCTTTAACACTTACCTTAACTGATGCTCTGTTTAGTTTAGAATACCTTGCTCTTAACGTGGGTGGTACAATTGAAATTGGTGGTAATGTTCTAACTACAGAAGAAATTACTATTGAAACGGCAAATACAATTACTGTTACAGGAACCCCTGTTGAGTTGTTTAATTGGGGAACTGTGGGGTATTATAGAATTGCGGGAGAAAACGAGTGGAATAAAATCACATTCACTGGAAAAACGGCTACTGTTTCCGATTTGCCGATTGGCACTGTTGTCTGTGTGAAATATAACACACAGAACGCGGGATTGCGTCAGTTCGTCATTCCGTCTAATATGATTCCTGCTGAGTGTACAGCTATTCTTACAATTGGTTTATTTAAAGCCGACAATGAAACTAAGGTTTCTGATTCTTCTTCTCGTGTTGGTACTTTGGTTATAGAAATTCCTCGGTTCCAGTTTGCAGGTAGTCAAGAACTTTCTTTGACTTCTGATGGTGTAGCCACAACAAATCTAACTGGTTCTGCGCTTGCGGTTTACACTGGCACAAGTTGCGACGATGATGGATATTATGCGATTATCAAAGAAGTTGTTTCAGGTGCGAATTGGTATGATGGTCTGCAAGCACTGGCTATTGCGAATGGTGCAGATATTGATTTGCAAGTTCCAAATGCTGAAACCTTACAGGTTTATGCGGTATATGGTGGCATTGTGGCAAGCTCTATTGTAGAC